TCACCTCCACCGCTTGTGGGCCGCGATGATGTTCAGCGGGTAGCGTTCGCGCTTCTCGGACGACAGGCGGCCCAGCTCGCGTTCGTAGTCCAGGCCCGTCAGCTTGTCCAGCTCGGCGAACTCGTCGCCGACGGGATCGGCATCACCGCCGCCGCCTGGCAGATCCGCCAGGTTGGTGACCACCGCACTGGCGTCAGGCTTGCGCGTGGCAGGGGCTACTGCCGCCGGCTTCGCGGTGGCGATGCCATGCAGTGCAACCACGCGGCGGTGGCCTTCCTCCAGGAACCAGTGATACGGCTTCGCGGCGTTCTCCGGCGCGGCAGCCAAGACCTTCAAGAACATGTCCAGGTCGGCCGCCTTCGCATGGTCCTTCGCGTAGTCCACCAGGCCCCAGCTCCGGCTTCGTAGCGGCGTCGGCGGCTAACGTGTTGATGGCCGACAGCCATGCACCCGCCTCAGCCTGCTCCCGCATCTCGCTTGCCACCTGGGCCCGCGTCTTGGCTTCGCGGAGATCCGCGCGTTGCTCCTGCAGCTCGTCCAACTTGCCGTGGTATTCGGCGGCGTCCACCGCGCCGTCGTCGAACTTCGTGCGCAGGTCCGTCAGCGCGGCCTTGTTCGCGGCCACCTGTGCGTCGTAATCCGCGGGCAGTTCGGCCATGTAGGTGGGATGCGGTGCGGGAGCCGGTGCGGGCCGGGCGCCGACGGTTGCCGCACCACCCTCGGCGGACGCAGGCGCTGCAGCAGGTGCAGACGCGTCAGCCTCCGCGGCCGCAGGGGCCGGTACTGGCGAAGGGGCTGCGGCCTGGGCAGGAGCAGTTGCAGGCGCAGGTGCGGGCGCGGCAGTGCGGCCCTTCTTATCGTCGCCCCTCGCCTCGTCGTCTTCCTCCTCGTCGTCCAGATCGCCGCGGCCAATCTCACGCATCGCGGCCGCGTTGTGTTCGTCGGCGTCGTAGTCGTCCTCGGCCATGACGACCAGCTCTTCGGGGCTCAGCAGGCGCTGGCGATCTTCATCGGTTGTGCTCACGGTTTCATCCTGTCGTGGTTATGACCGGACAAATTTGGCAAGCTTGGTACGACGCTGGGCACAGCCGGCCGGACTTTTTCTTCAACAACTGACGGTGGGTATGGTGAGCCAGAACCGTGTCCAACTCATAAATAGGCCAGCGTGAGACGGCGTGTGACCTCACCTCCCGATGGAGGACACCAGAAATGGGAACAATCTGCCCAAAGCTAGTAGATCGAAAATTTGGGGAGCGTCTTTTTATGTCGTTCCGCGGTCGCGGCTAGTTGATCAATCAACGCAATATAATCACCTCTCTTTTTCATAGAAGCGAAATTTGAAATAATATCCAAGCGATCCTTTTCCGACATCGCCGGCGCTGCGATTGCGAACGATTGATTGAAATGACCTATTACGCGATTCACATACAGCATCCGCTGAAAAAGAATGAGATTGATAAATCCCGCGATAAATAGCAATGCAGTCAAAACCATTAGCACTCTTTTATGCAAGGCAACTGTTTTTATCAGTACGGGGTCATCCGGAGACATGTTTCCGTACAACTTGGAAGCGCGATTTTTGCCCATCGTGTACGAAATAAAATAGCCTGGAACGGCAACAATTACGGACCATAGCAAAATTAAAGTATTCGCGCTTGCTTTCTCATAGAGACCTTGCGCTGCATCTTCATAGATTGCATTTCTAAAGTGATCTGAGCTTTTCCATGCGTTTCAGTGCTGCTTCCAAGGCTACTTTTGCTCGTTGGCCCTTCGGCGTTTCCAGGTTGATGCCTTCCAGCACTGCTTCTACTGCTGCTACTGCTGCGTCTTCGCCTGCCACCGATGCCAGCGCGGCGCGGTCTGGTGCTGAGCATGGGCGTTTGCCACTCTTCCATGCGGCGATGGTCGGCTGTTGCATGCCCAAAAGCTGAGCAAGCTTGTATTCGCTTCCCGCTATCGAAGCGGCTTTCTCGATTAGGGAATTCAATTGGGTCATGCTTAGCACTCCTGCTATTATTGTGGCTAGTTAGCAATGTTGCTATGTATCGCAACCGTGCTAACGCCACTTTATCACCATGGAGCCACCCATGCCAGCACAACAAATGGTCTTGCCGTCAGCCGAAGAGGCTGCAATCGAGCGCTCACTGTGTGATCTTTTCGATGCCGATCCATCCGATGGTGAACGCTTCGATCATGAGGCCGCAAGCTGCCGCGTCTGGATTGCCGCTCTCTTGAAGTCGCCGGGCTGTCCCGAGCATGTCCGTGAGGGTTTGTTGCTTTCGCTGGGTGTACCCCTGGCGCATGTCTTGCCCGAGTTTGAAGGCGGTAGCGTAGGCCTTCCGGGTCTCGATTTCTTCGGAGGCGCCGCTGTCTGCGATGCGCTGGTCAGCGGCTTTGAGAAAGTCGTCTTGGGCGGTCATGGTTCTGGTCCTGTGAAGGGGGCTTAAATCATGCCAGCACAACAAATGGTCTTGCCCGCAGTCGTAGAGGCTGACGCGGCCAACGATTGCAGCCCCTCCATCCATGCGGACCTCACCCCCCGCGTGGCCCTGGTGGCTCAGGGTGGCGGGGGCTGCATTCGTCACTTGAATGACGAGTCCCTGCCCGATGAGGCAGCGCGCGATTTCCGCGCACAGGTGGATGCCGCCAAAAAGCGCGTGGGCCGTCCCCGCAAATACGCATCCGATGCCGACCGCAAGGCCGCGTATCGCGCCGGCAAGGCCCGCATCGACTACACCGACAAGCCCGAAATCAAGGCCACGATTTCGAAGCTCGCCGAGCAGTTCGAAGTGGGCGAAAACGAAGTGCTGCAGGAGCTGGTCCGGTTCGCGCTGTGCAACCGTGATTGGGCGCGCATGGGATTCGCGGCAAGGCGTGTTGACGGGGTGCTGCAATGACCGCCGTCGTTTTGCCTTCGGGCTGGTATGGATACCTGGGCGCTCGCCGAGTCCTTCGGCTGCACCTGTCGGGCGAATTGCACGGTCGGCCCCAGCCCTACGGGGTAATGGTGTATGTCGCTATGAACTTGATCGGGTACGGCGTATGAGTCCCGAAGAAATCCGCGATCTGCCCTACCGCGCACGTAGGGCCATTTCTGCCCCGGTCCCGAAATCCGTATTGGACGGATCGAAGGCCGCGATAGCTGAATACAAGGCATGCGCTGCAGCCTGCAGCACGTATCTCCGCACGGGCCACCAGCCGGAGCGCGCTCGCGCCCGCGTCAAGGTCCTGGAGCGTATGCAGGGGGTGGAGTCGTGATTTCTTTCACCTCTGTCTGCATTGGTGCTGTGTTCATGTCGTCTGCGCTCGTCGGCCGGATGTTCGCTGACCATGGCCTTGCCCCCCAAGGCCCTTGGGGGCTGCTCTATGCCATCGGCTTCATGGTGCTGCTGCTGGCGCTGATCGGCCGTTCGCTGTGAAGCACATCCTGGCCCACTTGGCGCGCGCCCTTGCCGCCCCCCTTCCTGGAGACAAACCGGGGACCCGCATGGAGGCCTTGTGCCGACTCTGCGGGGCTGGGGGTATGGGGGTGCATACCCCCCATGTCGCCCTACGTGCAACCCGTGCCCCGCGCCATGTTGGCGGTCCTGAGTGCCCCCCCGCGCCCTTCCGTCCGCAAAACGCTGCCGCATGGCTTGCTATCGCCTCGTTCTGTGATGCCGAGCCCTGGCGCGACCTGTACGTGCACGGCCGCACGGTAGGTATGCGCGCAGCGCGCTGCGCGGAGGGGGCCCCGCTTGCGGGGGAGGCTTCCGCGCACGCGGCAGGGGCGCAAGCCCTCCCCGTTGGTAATCACGGGGATAACGATAAAGGGCACCCGTCTTCATTTGTACTAGAACAAAAAGGTTTTGTATGACGCACCCAGTTGGTACAAATGTGAACAAGCATGCAAAAGGCCATGCTGGTGCATGTAGCTTGGTCCTCGATGGAAATCAGGTCAAAGCTCGGTTGATTGCAGAGCGCATTGAAAGCGGCGTCCCTGTCCATGTGGATTGGGTCCGTTTCACGGTCAACCTTCGCAATGCACCTATGCCATCGGTAGACGTGCTTTTTCCCGAAGAGGACGTGGAGCCGTTGAGCGTTTGGGACCGTGATGAGCGCACTGTCCGTATCCAGCGCTTGCGCAAGGTTTTGCGCTTCATTCCCGATGTGGATTTTTCGCCCAGCGTGCAGGCGTTTGAGCTTGCTGAGCGCGTTGCTGAGTGCCTTGGCGGTGATTTCGTCGTCCATCCGGAGGTTCGCAAAGGCCATGATTTCTATCGCTGCCGGTGGTCGATTGAGCGCAATGGCGCCGAAGTCGGATGGGTTGGATTCCTCGCGTCCGGCGATGGTCCTCGCCAACAGGCACAGGCGAAAACGATTCACTGCAACGTCTACGGGTCAGCCTGTACGTTCGCCAGAAGCGGATGGCGTGATCACCTCGCTAACGTGGTTGATGAGGCAAAGGGCTGGCTGACGCGCATTGATTTGGCCCTCGATTTTTTCGACGGATTGAACGGTGGCATGGAGCGCGTCAAGGCGGACTATGAAGCGGGCTTGTGCGACGTCGGGGGGCGTCGTCTCAAGTGCAACATGGTCGGCGACTGGTGCGGCGGCAAGGCCCGTTCGTTCTATGTCGGCACCAAAGAGGTCGGCAAGCAGACCAACGTGTACGAAAAGGGTCATCAGCTCTTTGGCGATGCAGATACATCTGCCTGGATACGCGCCGAACTACGGTGGGGCAATAAGGCCCGGTTCCTGCCTACCGACATGCTGCGCCGTCCGGCCGATTTCTTCCATGGTGCCAGCGACTGGCATGCGTCCCTTCTCAGGGAGGCGGAAGCAATTTCGTTCCCGGAGACAGTTTCCTGTGAAGCGAAGCGGCAGATTGAAACCGTGGAAGGTGAAGCAGTGCGCAATGTGCGCTGGCTCCGTGAAGTGGCTGCGCCGAGTCTCGCCCTTGCATTCCAGCACCTCGATTTCGAGCATTTCCTCGAACTCGTGTGCAACAAAAAGGCCCCTGGCCGTCTGCAGAAATTCAGCGAAGCGGAGATTGCGCGCGCCTATGACCGCGCGTTCCTGCGGTCCTCAACCAAAAACCCAAAGAGCGCGGACGTTGGCCACGTCTTGGCATAGCTCTCAACAAAAGGCCATGAAGGAAAAGTTATGAAGTTCGATACCGAAGTCGTGGTCCATGGCGTCAAGGAAAGCGAAGGGACCATCGAAGGCCGCGCCTACAGCAGCACCACTTTCCACTGCGAGGTGGACCTGAGCGAAAACAGTGCTGGCCGCAGCATCGGCCGTGCGACACGCCCTTTCAAGCTGGGCGATGCTGCCGAGTTCAACAAATGGGCGCACCTGGGCGCATCCCTGCCCATCAAGGCTGTGGCCACATTCGAAATGGCTGCTGGCGCGCAGGACGCGACCAAGCTGAAACTGGTGGCCATCCGGCCCGTCGAGCGGGCACCCGCAAAGGCGGCCTGACATGTACGTCATCCAGTCCGCGACAACGGGGGCGTTCCTCGCTCCTTCCGGAAACGGGGAGCCGGAATGGGTGATCGCGCTGTGGGATGCCGGCTCTGTCGAAGACCTCGATGACTGTGCCCAGCTCATCGAAGACAACGCTGAGCCGTGGCACAGAGCGCAGGTGGTGGACCTGATCAACCTCCGGAGGGTATCCGGGTAACGGCAATTTCGTTCCCGGCGCCTATTTTTCAACCTATGTATAGACAGGTATAGACATGGAAGATTGCGAATGCAGCCAATGCGGCCATACCGGCCCGATCGAAGAGTTTTACCCGGATCACACGGAAGGGGACGACTGGCTGGTGTGCCCCGAATGTGGCTCTGGCGGGATGGCTGACGATTTCCAGGGCTGAATATGCGCCTCCTGGTGTGCCTGACGGATGCGAATCCATGCCCTGTTTCCGATCAGGCATGGGTTTCCTTGGGCGAGTTAATCGACCCTAACACCCTGGGTTTAACACCTGAAATGGTGGCAAAAGCCTTGGCAGTCGGTTTCGCATTCGTTGTGGGGTCTTATCTGCTTGGCTGGGGTATCGGACTGGCTAAGGGGATGGTGCGGAAAGTATGAGTCGTTAGCGTTGAGCCCTTCGGCTCACCGCTGCCGATTTTGGTAGCTTTTTTCAGAAAGAAAACTATGTTCTCTCAAACTCGTTCCGTCGCCCGTAAGTTCGGCGCCAAGATCGCTGTCGCAGCAATGTCCCTGGGCGCCATGACGATGGCCCGTGCTGCGGACGCCGACCCCATCTCGCAAATGATGGACGCGGTCAACCTTTCCGGCGTCTCGGCGAAGGTGGTGGCGTGCGGCCTCCTCATCGTCGGCATCGCGCTCGCTTTCAAGGGGCCGGACCTCGGCAAGCGCGTGGTGAAGAAGGTCTAAACGGCCATGGCAATTGCCGCCCTTGTCGCCCTTACTGTGGCCTTATTGGTCTTGCTGGGCGCCATGGGCGGCGCCTGTTTTGTTGCTGGTATGAGGTCAGTTTAATTATGCGCAAGCTATTGATTTTCTCTCTGCTGGCAGCGTCGTCTTCTGCTTTTGCTTCGTCGTCTGGTAGTCCTGGCGGTGCTGCCGCTTGGGACGCTTTTATGGGGCGCGTCGTAGGTAATCAGACTACCGTCACTTTCGGTACTGGCGGTCAGCCACTTGTCACCAGTTCTGCGGGGCTTGGAAACCCTGCTATTGGGAATATGGCAGTTTCTCGATCTGCTGCCGGTTTGTCCGTTGCTGGAAATGTCCGGGTGCCCCTTGGCGATACTGGTAGGGCTGTCGGTGCAGTTGCTCGTGCTCCGATTGCCAGGGCTGCATTTCTCCGTGGTCTAGGTGCTGTCGCATCTAGTTATCCTGCAGCTATGGCGCTAGCAGTGGCCGCTCCTGCAATTATTGATTGGCTGGGCGCTGGTGGCGTATCTATAAACCCCAATGAAGCCGATTATCCTGGGAGGCCTTTTTTGGTGCCAAAGGAGCGTGAGGCCGACGGCTGGGATTACAGGCTTTCTAATTCAAATAGCCCATGGTTTCCCACCAAATCAAAGGCCTGTCAATGGTGGGCCGATGAGTCCAACAAAAACCCTGGTAATCCGCGAGTGACTTCCTCGATTGGTGGAAGTTATTGCGTAAACACCAGTTCTTATGGTTCGGACTATAAGCAGTGGGAGCGTCGTGCGTCTAGCAGCACTACTGTTGAAATGATGCCTGCTAGTTTAGATGATATTGCTCCGTATATGGATGCTCCGGATGCCCCATGGCCTACCCCTCAGGCTGTTGAGCAAGCGGTGACGAAGGCTGGTATTGATCCTTTTGGCGCTCAGGAGCCAGAAGTTAAGGTTTCTGGTCCTGATACTGTGCCCGGCGCTAAATCACAGACATCTACTCAGGTGCGTGTGCATCCGGGCACTACTACTGAGGTTGCTCCGGGTACTACTACTGAGACTCAGCCCGCGACTAAGACAGTTACTAGTCAAACAAATCATAAGGTAACTTATAATAATAATGTAGTTAATTATACTACTAATGTTAATAATACAACCACAATAACAAATAATGTAACTGGTCAGACAGACACTACAACGGATAGCACAGATCACGAAGATGACGCAAAGCCAGAAGAGCCCGCTACAGATACTCCGCTTGGCCCTCTCCCGAAATTATATGAGCGCAAATATCCGGAAGGCATGACTGGAATTTGGGCGAAGAAAAAAGATCAGCTAAAGCAAACCAGTTTGGTTACATTCGTAAATCAAATAATGCCAACTGGCTTTGTTTCTGGCTCTTGTCCATCATGGCAGTTGGATTTGTCTATGGCTCAATGGGCGGATATGGGCGTTCATGAGGTTGCGCCTCCGTGCTGGATTTGGCCTGCAGCAAAAGCGATTTTGATTGTTTCCGCGCTCATTCTTGCTCGTGCTTTGATCTTCGGGGGGTGATATGGGTCAATTCTTTACCGCGCTATTTTCAAAAATAGCTGCAGTCGTTGAGTGGTTTGGAAAGTTATTTGTATCAATTTTTGTAGCCCTTTGGGATTTGGTGCGAGATGCGTTTTGCTGGCCGTTTGATCAAGTAACTGATATTGCCGTTTCGGCGGTGTCGTCAGTGGACTTGACAGGCTTGAGTGAGCATGTGGGCGCATGGTCCACGTTGCCAGCAGAGATAATTAATATACTTGGATTATTGGGCGTTGGCACTGCGGCATCCATTATCGTCGCTGCGATTATTATTCGCATTGGCTTACAGCTAATCCCCTTCGTGAGGCTTGGATCATGATTAATGGACTTGAGGGGATTCCCGGCTCCGGGAAAAGCTATGAGGCCGTGGCATACCATGTATTGCCTCAGCTTAAGCAGGGTCGTAAGGTCATAACCAATTTGCCATTATTGGTTGACATGTTTGCCGCTATCGACCCGTCTTACGCCAATTTAATAGAAATTCGCCGAAAGCCGGGTAACGTTCTCGGTGTATGGGATCCCGATGCGGTGGATGAAGACGGTAATGGTGAAGCCTTCCGGATTGTTGAAAATCTTGATCCAGACTCGGATTTGGTAAAGCGCAATTTGCCCGTTTTCTCTCCACATGAAGGCGCAACGGTTTTTGGCACCGTTTGGTGTTATTACTCGACATGGAAGCATCCGGAAACTGGGCAAGGGCCATTGTTCATTGTGGATGAATGCCACGTCCCGTTGCCAGCGACAGGAACCTCTAAGGAGGTTGTGGAGTGGTACAAATTGCACCGACACTTCAATGTCGATGTGCTTTTGATGACTCAGTCATTCAGGGATGCTAATCAGCCTATTGCGCGAATTATCGGCATGCTGATTACTTGCAGAAAAGCGGATGTCCTTGGAAAGAAAGATTCCTATATTCGCAAGGTTAAATCTGGTTATCGTGGGGCAGTGATTAGCACGGAAATTCGGCCGTATAAGCCCGAATATTTTAAACTGTATAAAAGCCACACTCAGGGAAATAGCGTTGCTGAATCTGCCGCTGGGGATGTGTCTCCATTCATCGTCAAATTCAAACGCTTTACATGGGCGTTTTGGGCGCTAACTGTCGTCGTCCTGGTCTGGGCTTTCTGGCCGAGTTCTCCGGCGCCTTCGGCTTCAAAGTCAGTTCGTGCAGTCCCTTTAGGTGATCCGGTGAAACCCGCCGTCGCGGCTGGCGTCGTGCTGCCTGTGCGTGCGGATGTTGCACCACTTCCTGAGGCTGCTGCCTCGGCGGATGCTGGCCCGCCTGAGCCCTATGGTTCCAAGGGCTTGCATCTCACTGGCCGTATCCAAATGGGTTCGCTGGTCGTGTATACGTTCGTCGTGTCTATGGGCGGGCAGCGTATCGCCTCAATTGACAGTCGCGATCTTGCTGCTGCTGGCTACAAATGGGAGCCATTGACCGACTGTGCAGGCACGCTCCGGTGGCGCACAAAGGCCACTGCAGTGACATGTGACGCGCCTGTAATGGCGCAGGGATCGACCGATAAGCCGGTCGTCCTGGAGGTGCCTGCCGGTGGTGGGGCGCCTGTGGGTAGCAGCGTGCGCAGCATTCCTCTGCCTCCCGCACGTGCTGCCAATGCTGACCAAATATCTATCGGTGATGTCGTGGCTCAGGCAAGGGCTGGAACTCTGCCCTGACGCATATGCAAAATGTGGCTATCCAAAGGGAGGTACCACATGGGCATGCTGAAGTTGCCCCGGTTTGACGGACACCTTACGCTGTAGAGCAAGGAGTTCGAAATGGGCAAGACAAGGCCGCCGTATCCGGCGGAGTTCCGAGAGCAGATAGTGGAGTTGGTGCGAGCTGGGAGAACCCCAGCAGAGCTGGCTCGCGAGTTTGACGTGACCGCGCAGACCATTGCCAACTGGGTGGGTGCCGCTGGTGGTCAAGCGTCGCGAAGCCAGGCGACGGCAGGTGCGCTCACCGGGAGCGAACGCGAGGAGCTGGCCAGGCTGCGCCGGCAGTTGCGGCAAGTGCAGATGGAGCGCGACATCCTGGCAAAGGCTACGGCCTGGTTCGCCGCCAAGAGCGACAAGACGTTCACGCCGTCTTCGAACTCGTGAACGCGAACCAGGCCGACTTCCCCGTTCGGACGATGTGCCGGGTGCTGGGCGTGTCCCACAGCGGCTTCTACGACTGGCGGCACCGAGCGCCAAGCCAGCGCGCGATGGAGGACATGGTGCTCACCGAGCGGATCAGGCAGGTGCACGCCGAGTCCCGCGAGACCTACGGCCAGCCACGCGTGCGGGCCGAGTTGGCCGCACAGGGCGTGCGCGTCGCAGGCAAGCGGATCGCCCGCCTCATGCGCCAGGCAGGCCTGCAGGGGATCAGCAAACGACGGGCGACCACGGTGACCACGCGGCGTGACCCACGCGAGCGTCCAGCGGCGGACCTCGTGATGCGACGCTTCCGCGCCGAGCGAGCGAACCAGCTGTGGGTGGCCGACATGACCTATGTGCCGACGTGGGCAGGCTTCGTCTACCTGGCGGTGGTGATGGACGTCTTCAGCCGGCGCATCGTCGGCTGGTCGATGGGAGAGCGCATGACCGCGCAACTCGTGCTGGCGGCGCTGAACATGGCATTGGCCCGACGCAAGCCCCAGGGTGTCATCCACCACTCGGACCAGGGCAGCCAGTACACCAGCCTGGCGTTCGGGCAACGCTGCGCCGAGATGGGTGTGCGCCCGTCGATGGGCAGTGTGGGTGACGCGTACGACAACGCCATGGCCGAGAGCTTCTTCGCCACGCTCGAATGCGAGCTGATCGAGCGGCGCAGCTTCCGATCGAAGGCGGAGGCGAAGGCCGCGGTGTTCAGCTACATCGAGGGCTGGTACAACCCGCGCCGACGCCACTCCGCGCTGAGCTACCACTCACCCGTGGAGTTCGAGCGCCGCGTCGTCGCCGAGGCGTGTCAGGCAACGGAGATCAACGAGAGAGACCAAATCCCGGCTTGAGAATCAAGCCGATAACCGTCCGTGGAAGCGGGACAACTTCATGCAGGATCGGGATTACTACAAAGAGTGGTGGCGGGAAAGGAATCGCCGGCCGGACAGGTTTGCGTGGCTGCGGCGCTGGGTTCGTCGTCGTAGGTCTGTTGATGTGCTGACGCCGTGGCAGCGCAATGGGCGGGCTGCGTTGGGGCTGCTAGTGGTCTGCATGCTGCTTGTGCTTGCCCGGCGTGTCGTGCTTGCGTGGTAGGCGTTTTTGCTCTGCTGACTAGCGGCCCTTTTGGGCCGTTTTTCTTGCCGTCGCTACCGTGCCATTGCCGTCAAAACTTGGAGTTACGTTCCCGGAACGAAAACACTATGGAGGGTTGAATGAGTCGGTTAGTCGGGTATGCGCGCGTCAGCACTAGGGAGCAGGAGACTGCGATGCAGCTTGCGGCGTTGCGGGCTGCTGGGGTGGGCGTGGTGTATGAAGAGCAGGCCAGTGCAGTGCGCCAGCGGCCGGTATGGGAGCAGTGTTTAGCTGCCCTCAAAAGAGGCGATGTGTTGGTGGTCTATAAGCTCGATCGGCTGGCGCGGTCCACGTCTCATTTCGTCACCACGTTTGACTTGTTGCGAGCTCGTGGCGTTGGGTTCCGGAGCCTGACCGAAGCGATTGAAACTGTGACGCCTCAGGGGCGCATGTACCTACAACTATTGGCAGTGTTCGCGGAGTTTGAGCGGGAGTTGATCAGGGAGCGCTGCGTAGCTGGGCAGCGTGCCGCGCGGGCGGCTGGGAAGACCTGGGGGCGTAAGGCCCAGTTAACGCGGGAAGAGGTGGCTCTCGCCGTTCAGGCGTGGCGCAGTGGGTGGTACACCCAAGAAGTATTGGCGGCCATGCTGGGCGTGCCTGTCGGCACGTTGCGGTACCACGTCCATCGCCATGAGGGCCGCGGGCGGCATGGGGCTTGGAGCACAGATAAGTGAAGTTGTCCCGCTTCCACGGACGGTTATCGGCTTGATTCTCAAGCCGGGATTTGGTCTCTCTCGTTGATCTCCGTTGCCTGACACGCCTCGGCGACGACGCGGCGCTCGAACTCCACGGGTGAGTGGTAGCTCAGCGCGGAGTGGCGTCGGCGCGGGTTGTACCAGCCCTCGATGTAGCTGAACACCGCGGCCTTCGCCTCCGCCTTCGATCGGAAGCTGCGCCGCTCGATCAGCTCGCATTCGAGCGTGGCGAAGAAGCTCTCGGCCATGGCGTTGTCGTACGCGTCACCCACACTGCCCATCGACGGGCGCACACCCATCTCGGCGCAGCGTTGCCCGAACGCCAGGCTGGTGTACTGGCTGCCCTGGTCCGAGTGGTGGATGACACCCTGGGGCTTGCGTCGGGCCAATGCCATGTTCAGCGCCGCCAGCACGAGTTGCGCGGTCATGCGCTCTCCCATCGACCAGCCGACGATGCGCCGGCTGAAGACGTCCATCACCACCGCCAGGTAGACGAAGCCTGCCCACGTCGGCACATAGGTCATGTCGGCCACCCACAGCTGGTTCGCTCGCTCGGCGCGGAAGCGTCGCATCACGAGGTCCGCCGCTGGACGCTCGCGTGGGTCACGCCGCGTGGTCACCGTGGTCGCCCGTCGTTTGCTGATCCCCTGCAGGCCTGCCTGGCGCATGAGGCGGGCGATCCGCTTGCCTGCGACGCGCACGCCCTGTGCGGCCAACTCGGCCCGCACGCGTGGCTGGCCGTAGGTCTCGCGGGACTCGGCGTGCACCTGCCTGATCCGCTCGGTGAGCACCATGTCCTCCATCGCGCGCTGGCTTGGCGCTCGGTGCCGCCAGTCGTAGAAGCCGCTGTGGGACACGCCCAGCACCCGGCACATCGTCCGAACGGGGAAGTCGGCCTGGTTCGCGTTCACGAGTTCGAAGACGGCGTGAACGTCTTGTCGCTCTTGGCGGCGAACCAGGCCGTAGCCTTTGCCAGGATGTCGCGCTCCATCTGCACTTGCCGCAACTGCCGGCGCAGCCTGGCCAGCTCCTCGCGTTCGCTCCCGGTGAGCGCACCTGCCGTCGCCTGGCTTCGCGACGCTTGACCACCAGCGGCACCCACCCAGTTGGCAATGGTCTGCGCGGTCACGTCAAACTCGCGAGCCAGCTCTGCTGGGGTTCTCCCAGCTCGCACCAACTCCACTATCTGCTCTCGGAACTCCGCCGGATACGGCGGCCTTGTCTTGCCCATTTCGAACTCCTTGCTCTACAGCGTAAGGTGTCCGTCAAACCGGGGCAACTTCAGCTCGGTACTCCGCGACCGCCGCCGCCTCATCCTCCGCGCTCAGCGCTCGCACTCTGCCCGGGTGCCTCCCCCTCTCCCTCGCCGCCAGCTGGCCGGCAATCGACCTCTCCCTGATCATCGACCGTTCCAACTGAGCGACGGCGCCGAGGATCTGCACCACGAACACCCCCATGCTGTTTGTGGTGTCCAACGGCTCCGTAACGCTCTTGATGGTGGCGCCCACCCTCTCCAGCTGACGCAGGATCTCAAGGAGGTCAAAAAGGCTGCGCGCTATCCGGTCGATCTTGTAGACCACCAGGACGTCGCCCTTGACCAGGCTGGCCAGGCAGCGCGCCAGTTCTTGCCGGCCACGCCTGGAAGCGCCGCTGGCCTTCTCTTGGTAGATCCTCTCGCAGCCAGCCTTGCCAAGCGCGTCCAGCTGGAGCGCCGTGTCCTGGTCTTGTGTGCTGACTCTTGCATATCCGATAAGCATTTAGGTCCCTTTCTGTGGGGACCGGAATGTAGGGCTGCGCCACGGGGAGCGCTGTCGCGCCAATACCGGTTTATCAAGCACGAGTGATCGCCGAGGTTGCCTGCAGGCAGCGCCTCGCGGCGATCACAGGCTGACGCAAGAAGGCCCCGAACTGCCGCCAGGCAGGCCGAGGCCTTGGGAGTGGTGAACGGGGCGCGCTAGGGCCGCTCTGGGCCTTGCGCGGGGCATGTCGCGCGTGACAGGTCTACATGGGGCGCCGCCCCATACCCCGGAGCTGGTCAACGACGGCCAGCATCATGAAAGCACCTTGGCAATGGTGCTGACGAGGACGCCAAGCGGCAGCAAGGCGAGCCCGGTCCAGAAAAGCATAGAGGTGATCGGACTCCTCCGGCCCTCGAACTTTTCAACGAAGGCGCGAGAGAAAGCGAAAGCCCACAGCACCAGAGCCGACAGAAAGAAAATCTCAACGATCATTTTTACCTCCCCAAGTTGGGGATGCTACTGCGCCACCGGGAGCGTGCCCGTGCGGGCCTGGTGGACCACATCGGCCACGGTCACGGTGTTGCTTGGCTGATCGCGCAGATCTGGGACAGGCACAGTGCGGACCATGGCCTGCTCGGCCTGCGCCTGGGCCTTGCGGGAGACGCCAGCCACCGCCATGCCGACCTGCGGGAGGTCGCAGATCACGGAGCGAGCAGTGCCCCGCCAGGTCACCACCGCGGCGCAGTCCGCCAGGCGCTGGAACTTGTAGCCCATAGTGACCAGGTCAGCGTCCGTGACCGTGAAAACCGGTTGACCGTTTTGGGACACCGCGATGACGCAAGACGACTTGCCGCCCATGGTCATGCAGCCGGCGAGGTGCAAGCCGCGCGCCTCCATGGGCTCAAGAGGGCCTGCAGGGACGACCACGGCAGCAAGCGACGAGGCAGCAGGAGCCGAGGCGGCGACTGTCTGAGCTCCAGCTGGAGCAGCAGTGGCCACGACGGCCTGCGGGCGGGCTGCAGGGGACGCAGAGGCAGTTGGATCCACCAGCTTGCCACCCTGCATAACCATGAGCTTTGCCGGCTGTTGCACTGGCTTTTTGGGCTCCGGCGCAGGGCCGAAAATCTGCCAGCCCAACCAGATGAAGCCCACGCCGGACAGCGCGAACATGATGCGCGAGGCACGACGCCATTTGACCGTGGACGGGGCGACATCCTGCGCGGCAGCTTCGATCACCGCAGCGCCCTGCGTATGGCTCTTGTAGAAGCCGAAGAACTCGGGCTTGTAGGGCCGAATGTCACTGGACACCTCGCCACCGCGCAGGCCGGCGAAGACCTTGCGGACATACTCGTTCGGGCGGCCCAGGAAGGCGACTTTGCGCACGCGGATGTGCATCTCGGCCAGGCCGGCGACGTCCTCTTCGAGAGCGCGCATGCGCTGGGTCATGAGCAGCACGTCGGCGCCGAAATGCCGGCTGATCTTGAACCACTGGATGACCTCATCGGGCGTCATCTTGCCCTTGCGCAACTGCTCGCGAGGGAAAGACACATGGCACTCGTCGATGACGTAGAGCGGGCCAATGTTGCCCTCGCCGCGCCAGGTGTCGTAGAAGTCCCAAACGCCAGCGAACAGGCGCTGATTGGACGGTGGAGGCACAGCCGGCAAGCCCTTGTGCGTGAGCTCGGGCACCACGCCATCGGGGAAGGTTCCGACCAGGTAGGCGGGCTCACCGCGGTTGGCGGCCTCCGCATCCCATGACCCAAGCACCGGCTGAGGGCCGCGGCGGATTTCCAGGAGCTCGGCCCAGTCCGGATTCACAGCGCGGATCGCCTCCAGGTTAAGGGGCAGGTTGGTCACGACCTTGCGGCCGGACTTAAGGGCCGGAATGACGTGGTAGGCCACGGCCTCATAGCTCTTCCCCGACCCGGGGACGCCTTCGAGCAAATTGATCATGATCCCAACCTCACGAACGGGATGAGCTGGAGCACCAGGCGGATGGCGATGGCCGCGGTGACGATGCCAAGGGCGGTGCCGAGGCCGATGGACTGCAACACGGTGATAACGTCGGGCGGCACGAGCGCCCATGTCTTTGCTGCTTCGGCGGCCATAGCGTCAAGACCGGTGATGCCATCGAGTGCTGATTTCGCGAGGGAGAGGCACTGCTCGAAGGCCCAAAGAAACACGTCCTGCAGGAGCGTGAGCCCTGCCTTGAACATGCGCGGGAAGAGCTCGAAGAACCAGTCGACGAACTGGTCCAGCTTGTCCACTACCTTCTGGATGCCCTTCACAACGGCGCTGATCGCCGCGGCTATACCCGAACTTTCTTCTGCCATTTTTACCCTCCAAACACGAGTGCGCGCGCGAGCCAGAGCGCGGTGATCAAGATGCACAGACGGATGAACGACCACACCATGGGAGGCGGGCTCACGTCGTAGGTGCCGAAGTTGACGATGCCGAGGTCCAGAGGCACGCGGAAGGACACGGGCGCGCCGTTGGTGTCGCGGATGGAAGGGGCAAAGGAGCCGGCCAACGTGGAAAGCTTGCCCTGTGAGCCGCCGAGACCGGATGCGTCCCACACGCCTTTGATGCCACCTGGATACTTGGTCTGGTAGAGGTCTGGCTGCTTGTGGTCTTTGCCACCAGTGACGCTGCCAGGGTCGCCGCCATTCCCGCAGTTTTCCTTGCAGTCGCCACCGCCTGTGCCACCGCCTGTGCCACCGCCCGTGCCACCGCCTGTGCCTCCGCCTGTGCCGCCGCCCGTGCCACCGCCCGTGCCGCCGCCCGTGCCACCGCCCGTGCCACCGCCAGTGCCACCGCCCGTGCCACCGCCTGTGCCGCCGCCCGTGCCACCGCCCGTGCCACCGCCAGTGCCTCCGCCAGTGCCTCCGCCAGTGCCGCCGCCAGTACCGCCGCCAGTACCGCCGCCAGTACCGCCCCCAGTGCCATCACCGGACCCGGTGCCGCCACCTGTACTACCACCAGTGCCACCGCCTGACCCGTCACCGGAACCAGTACCACCGCCAGTGCCGCCGCCAGTGCCGCCGCCCGTGCCGCCGCCCGTGCCGCCGCCTGTGCCGTCGCCGGACCCGGTACCGCCGCCAGTGCCACCGCCAGTGCTGCCACCGCTCCCCGAGTTGGGGACGCAGGCCTCAACGCCGTTGACGTAGCCACCGGACATGCCGGACGGGCATGGTGGCGGGTTGGTGGTGGGCGGATCGCCAGATGCGGAGCTGCACGATGCGCCGGTCAGCTTGCCGGACATGCGGGTCTTGTAGGTGCACGCGCTGGTGCCAGTGCCTGAGCACTCAAGCACGGGAGTAACGGCGCTCATGTCCGCCAGACAGCCCTGGACACAAGTCCTGAACGAGCCGCGAGAACCGGGGTAGTCGAGCTCGCCAGTTGACTCACCTGCTGTGCACGCGGTCTCTTCGCGGCCGACGGTCAAACGATCGGTCCACGATCCATTTGCGCTGGAGGAGGAGATAGTGCAAACCGCAGTGGTAGCGAACTCCTGCACCGCAGAGACCGACGACGAAACGCCCGGATTCGAAGATGCGTTCTTCGTTATGTGGGCCTGACAAGCAGCGGTCGCACTGGGGTACCAGGCGTCGCCATATTGGTACCGCACACCGGCGTTTGACGTGCCAACACCGGCCAGGAGCACGACCAGGAGAGACAAGAACTTTGACGATCTAAGCATTGCGCACCTGCAGAGCAAAAACAAGGGCGCTGACCGCCCCAATCACGGCCACCAGGGCCAGGAAGAGAGCGAGCAGCGCCCCTATCAGCATGGGCCTACCCTCAGGCCTTTTTCACGCCACGCTTGCCCAGGTCGATGCCCTTGAAGGCCATGTGGATGCCGATGACGGCGACACCGATGACACCCACGGCCGCGGCGACGGTCTTGAAATCCACTGCTGCAAAGATTGCGTCCATTTTCAAACTCCAGAAAAAAATCGGTGTTCCGGGGAATCCGGTTTGCACCCATCAACCCCGCACGCGAGGCTGATAGTTGCATTGGTCAGGCCTTGGAAATCAGCTTGATCGCGAGGCTGATGCAGTAGCCGAGGAACCACCACAGGACCACGCTGCCGGCGCCAAACACGTATGCCGCAGCCACCACCTCGGGTGTGAGGCCCAGGGCGGCGAAGTCCTCCGCCTGGGTGAAGCTCAGCAAGGCTTGCTGATCGGGCGGGCACGGCGCCTGTGCGACGTTGCAAACGAGGATGTGCATGGTCAGCCGGTGAAGTCGTCCAACATGCCGCCAGAGCCGCAGTCAGGGCAGACGAGCCAGTCCTCGCCGCCCGCGCTGTCGTCGCCATCGAAAAATTCATCCAGCGGGCCTTTGTGGTCGCAATGCGGGCATTCCGCCTGATCATCCATGGGTACCTCCCTCTGCCGTGCAAATGCACTCGGAGGCCCTCCCGGGCGGGAGGGCAACCGGCTGCACTCAGGCGGCACGGGGAGCGGCTGCAGGCTGCTGCGCAGCAGCCTTGACGGGCACCACGGACACGATCTCCTGGCGGCGTTGGCCGTAGCGCATAACGTCCTGCATTTCGAGCTCGCAGACGACGGGGAGCTCGATGCCATCGAGCTTGCGCAGCACCACAGGTTCGCATTGGTACTCACTGCCCATGAGGCCGCGTGCCCCCTTCCCCACGATGGGGAGCGCGCAGAACAGCTTGCCGATGGCATAGGGCTGCCCTGTCTTCTTGCTGACGCCCTCGGAAATCTCGATACCGATCACATGTGCTTTCATGGCCTTTTCTCCTGTGATGCGACAGACGACGCCGCGATGAATCCGGCCAGGGTGGCCTTTTCCAGTCGTCTTGGGACGCCTGGCCGGTCAAATAAGTCGAGGATTTGGTCAGCGGGCACGTGGCCGCGCATGACGTGCACGAGCTTTCCGTAGCCGACGCTGGCGTGGTGGACCATCGTTTCGAGGCTGAGCTCGCCTTCCTTCTGGTGGGTGGCGATGCGCTCGCCAGCGGCAGGCAGCAGGCGCTGCAGGCACTCGTAGGCGCCGACGAAGTACTCATCACAGCGGGTGAGCACGTCGAGCGGCACGTCGCGATCCTTGTTGCGGATTTCGACCTCGAAGCGCGTCCACTTGTCGCCGCTACCTGGTGCGAGCTGGAGGCCCTTTTCGTAGGCGCGGAGCATCTTTCCGTTCTCGCGGCGGCCAATCTCCAGCGTGCGGCCGTAGAACGGTTCGGGTGACAGCCAGTCGCCGGGTGTGCTGTGGCGCGGCGGGCGGCCCTCGCCGGCGGTGAACTCGCCGGCCTCCATCCAGGCCCGGGCGTCCTCGACGGTGAACTCGCCATTGAGGCAATCGACGGCCAAGTCAACGCGCGTGATCGTCGTTTCCCACTGGCGGCCCAGCCACTCCTGCATGCCCTGCCAGTCGCTGATGCGGCTGCAGGCAGTGCCGGAGAGGTCCAGGCGCGCACGGCCACGCATGCGCTCACCGCCCCAGTCGAGGAGCGCCACCTGGTGGCGTGCGCCATCGTCCAGGCGGACGTACAGGCGGGCTCCCTCGGCGAAACCGAAATGGCCACGGCCAGCCTCGGCCTCCACCTTGAGCCCGAAGCCATGGAGCAGGTCCAGAACCGTCGCCACGACGTGTTCGTCGGGCTCGGGCTTCCACGTCGCGGTCAACCAATCGACCTTCGCGCGCTGCTTGGAGGTTTCCCCTAGTGTTACAGCACTAGGGGACGGGGCGGCGCGCAGCGCCTCCCCGCTGCGCGGGGCCCCTCCGCGCGCCGCCATGCGGCCGCTCATCGGGTGGCCTCCACGGTGGCGGTAAAAGGCGTGTCCCAGCGGACAGTGCAGCCGCTCTTGCGCAGCTGTGCGACGTAGCCTTCGAAGGCCTGCAGGGACGTGAAGCGCTTGATGCGGTGGCCGTGGGCCAGCATGCCCGGCGGGCATGCAATCTCGTAGCTCTTGGGCATGTGGATAAGGGCCGAGCCGGCCATGGGTGCGGTGCTCATGCGCGACGATCCCCAGGACGGGGAGGCATGCCATTGGCGCGGCGGCGGAACGCTGCGGCGCGCAGCAGATCAGGATCGCCAGAGGCTTCCTCGTTGGTGATCAACTGCTCCACCATCAGGCGGCGATGCTTGGCAACCGTCATCGGCTTGCCTTCGTACATCTCCCCCACAGCGGGGAACACGCGGTCATCGACCAGGCGCGGCTCCAGGTCCTGCGCCTGGCTCTCCAGCAGATCGCGCTGACGGGCCAGGAACGCGAGCTGGGCCTCGCCGGGCTTGCGCTGCAGCTTGTGGCTATTGCAGATGCCGCCGCTGGTCACTTCGAGCTGGTGCAGCGTGCAGGCCGTGCGCGGGGCGATGATGGGCGAGTCATGGCGCGTCACCTCGAAGTGCGCGCAGTTGCGGCAGCCTGGCCGCTCTCCCGGGGTCTGGTAGCCAACCTGGTGGTGCTTGGCGACGAGCCTCATGCTTCACCCCAGCCATTACCATGTTCCCCTTTTTGGGGAGGGATAAAAATGGGGTTACTTGCCTTCGGATTGCTGTTGCCGCTTGCCGCTGCAATAGCTGGATTAATGCTGACGTATTGGGTGCTGTACGCAGCGATCAAAAACGGCATGACAGCAGCCTTGAGCACCATCAGGTACCCAACGCAGCGGCCACTTGGTGCAATGGCGACGCCATCGCGAGAAGCGCCACCTGGCTTCCGTTGGGTCCTGGTGCCGTCGGACGCAATGCCCGAAGCTGCAGTGCCAATGCAAGACATAAGAGCCGACAGGTGAATGCCCGCCCCCTGCCCGGCACCGGCCGCAGCCGCCAAGCTTTGAGCCGGTGCCGTTGGTGGCAGGGGTGGGCAAACCAGGGTCAGGCTGGAGACGTGGCGGTAGCCGTACCAGGAGCCGTCGGCGGCCTGCAGTGCGGCTACGTTGCCCTCCAGGGCGCGGACTGTGAGCTCGATTTGGTCGGCGGTCAGGACGACGGCGCCGGGGGTGATTTGGTGGTGCATGGCGGCTGCTTAAAATTAGCAATCCGCTACCGGATGCAGATTGCAACCGGAATGTAACCTTACCTATTGCAATTTGCAACCACCATGACCCTCGAAGAACTCTCCGACCTGATCGAGCGAGCATCAACTGCAGCCGGCAGCCAACGCAAATTGGCGGCCATGCTCGACACCACGGGGCCGACATTGATCCAAATGAAACAGGGGAAAAGGCCTGCGAACTGGCGTGTCCGGGGCAAGCTCCGCGCAATCCTGGGTGAAGACCCAGCGCACGCGTTCGTCGCGGCCATGGCGGAGGACTTAGCCATGTCCGAACATGAGGACGAAAAAAAAGCCGCCGATGGCCTTGAGGCCATGCTGGCAGCTTTTCCTGATTGGCGGAAACGGAGGGATTCGAACCCTAGCGACCCCGAATCCTAGCGTACCGCAGCGTAGCTCCTAGAGGGATAGGGCTACGCCTGGGTACGCTGTAATTCGCTCATTTTGGGGCAGATTTAGGGATGGCTCCCAGCCCCGACCCCGCCCGCAGGCGGGGGGCTACCCAGTACACCCAGAAGCCCCGGACCCACGCCAGGGCGTACAAGACCGACACCGCGAAGACGCCCCACTGGTCGGCGTGCCAGGACGCCCAGAACCAGAACGGCTGTCCCACGATGCCGAAGATGCAAGCCCACCGGCGGGCCGCTTCCGTGCTGGCCTGCGACAGGAACGCGGCCGCAGCGCCGAGCAAGGCGATTGCAATCTGGTCGATGGTCATGAATGGATGATACTGGACAAACATCCAGCATCATCAACCCCACCAGCCAGCCCCGACCACCGAGAAGAAGATGCCCGGGATGAATAGAAGGCGGAACAGCCCATCTCGGGCTATTTCATCTGGAAGGGAGCCATCCCAGGAGCCCATCCGCTCTTGGATCGCGAGCCATGTCCCCCACCCGGCGAGCCATATTCCGATGACGGAGCACAGTTTTCCCACGTCCAGGGGAAATGATGGATGCGCCTTGCCTGCAGCGAACAGTGCGCACCATCCCAGAGCAGCCATCAACGCAACCCATCCTGCGCTCTTCCAGAGGTCAACGAACACAGCGCGTGAGCGTGCCACCTGTTTCGGGTTCTCATGTGCGCGGACGGACTGCATCCAGAAGGCATGCTGGAGAGCCTGGGCGAACATTCCGGAATTCTTCATGCCGCCCTCAGAACTGTGATGCCACGCTCAGCAGCTTCAGCGCCAGCGTTTCGGCATCGTGCCGCATGGCGGTCAGGGTGGTGGTGCCGATGCAGATGGCGCCGTACCAAATGTGGAAGCCCCGGGCGCCGTACCCACGGGCGGCCGCTTCCCGGATGGCGCCTGCGATGGTCGTTGCCGTGAACTCGTCCACTTCTGTGCCGCCGTCCTCAATGTGCACGTCGTAGATGCCGGAGCCAGCCTTGACGATATTGAGGGATGGGATCATTCGGCATCCTCGGCGGGGGCTTCCACCTCCTCCACACTGGTGATGGCGAAGCCTAACTCTGCAAGCCGCTCGACACGGGTTGCGCCGCGTCGTCCGTCCGGAGTCAGGTCTTGCGACCGCTGCGCTTGCTCAATAAGCCGCTGGGCCACGTCTTCGACGGTCCATTCCTCTTCGACGGGATGAGAAAACTCCAGCATGGCGCCGTCGGCGCGCATCGCGGTGTACACCTTGATCTTCGGCATGTGCCCTCCTGTTGTGCCCAGAAGGATAGCTCAGCGGCAGGCACTATGCCTGCCGCTCCATCACCGGCCGCGTTGCTCGGCCAGCACATCCTCCACGGCCTTGTTGAGCAGGTACATGCTGCGCTCGATTTCGGCATTCACCTCCTTCACGAGCTCGCGCTTGTTCGGGTCGCTGCCGGCCTGGATCTGCCGCCGCATCTTCACCAGGTCGGACACGCGCTTATCCAGCGCGCTGGCCGCCCCGTCCACGCGGGCCAGCGGCACGTCCAGCAGCACGGCCTCGGCCTCCTCACCTCTCGCCACGCGCCCCCTGGCCTCGGCCATGCTGGTGTTCACCCGCTTCAGGTTCTCGTAGTAGGACGTGCTCTGGCCGTTCACGCCGCGGGTGTTGCCGTAAAACCGCCCCGCCAGGGTGATCTGATGCGGCGCCAGTTCCTCGCCCGTCACGGCGGCCGTCACCATGTTGCCGGCCTTGGTCAGCTCGCGGCCCACGCCTCCGGTGAACTGCCCGAACAGGTACTCCAGCGCGTCCGGGTTGGGGCTCCACTTCCCGGGCTGCCATTCGTTGCCGCCGGTGGCATCGTTGATGAGCCGGGCCACCCACCGCGCGGGAGGCGTCACCGAATCCTTGCCCATGGCGTGCCCGGGCTTCGGATCGAGCCCGCTGCGCTGCTCCTTGTAGATCTGCCGGCCGGTCCAGTCCTTGTTCTCCATCAGCGCCACCACCGGATCGAAGGGCGTGGGCGCCAGCATCTGCATGATGTTGTCGGCCCCGCCGAGCGGGTTATAGGCGTTCAGGGCGATCATGGCCATGTCCGCCAGGTGACCGGCGCGGCTCTTCGTCGGATCGTCATGCATGCCGAACTCCACCAGCTTGCGGCCGATGTTCGGGAAGACGTGGAACCCCAGCGGCATGGGGATCGCCACGTAGTCCTGACGCGACAGCGGGATGATGATGCTGCGCTCCTTCACGAAGTCGGGGATCTTCTTCCACTCGTCGTCGGCTCCGCCGCCGCCCATGATGAGCGCGCCCGCCAGCCCCGACAGCATGCCCAGGGCGACCCCGCCGGCCATGACCTTCCGCCCGGCGGGCCCGGCCAGGGTTTCCAGCATGCGCACGTTGCCCTGGATGGCGGCGTTCAGGAACGCGTAGTAGCTGCCCACCACGGACGTGTTCCGCCCTTTCCGGTTGAAGTTCACCGTGATGTTCTTGGCAAGGCTGGCCGCGGCCTCGCGCGACTGGCCGGCGTCCAGCGCAGCCTTGTAAGTCGCCAGGCGCGTGGAGGCCTCCAGCGTCTCATTGAAGTCGGACAGCCACTCCCCCACGCCGCGCACCATGGCCTTCGCGCCACCCTCGCCCTGCCGCTCGAGCGCCTTGCGCAGGGCCGCCGCGCGGTCCTCGGGCTTGGTGTAGAGGTCGCGATAGCCAGTAGTGCCGCCGTCCAGCTGCAGCTGCTCCCAGAGCCGGGCCCACGGCCCCTGCCCCGCCCCACTTTCGCGGCGCTCTCGCCGGAGATCCCGGTAGATGTCAAGCATGTTGCTGCGGATGTTCTTGAACACCTCGCGCTGCCGGCCCGCCAACGGGGTGGACGACAGCTGCAGCAGCGAACCCTGCACGTCGCGCGCCAGGTTAAGCACGCCGAAAATCGGGTTGTACTGGGTGTTTACCGCCGCGAACCATCGCGTGAGGTGCCCCATCGTGCGGGTAAAGCGGTCCAGTTCCGTGGCGTCCAGGTTCTTCATGGCGAGCGCCAGGCGGGCCGCCCGCTCGTTGCGCTCGTTGAAGATGATGTGCTTGTCCTTGCCCCCGATGCGCAGCGTCAGCACGTTGTCGCGCAGGCGCGCCCCGATGTCCGGCATGGTGCGCACCAGCCCCGTATCCGGGTCGATGGCCTTTTTCTTGGGCAGCTCCAGGGACCACAGGCTCTCGTCGGGGTTCTGCGCCGCGAGCACGTAGAGGCGCTTCATCACGTTGTTCTTCTCGCCGCGGGTCAGCGCCGCCTCGCGCTGCATCACCAGGTGGCTCAGGATGTTCGTCACCTTCTCGTTGGAGCCGGTGCGCCGCTTCGATGCGTCGCCCTTCGTCGAAAAGCCCTGCCCGATCGGATGAGCCTTGCTGTCCGGCCGGGCCTCGTCGCGGTGCAGCGGGACGTAGTGCTGGTAGGTCTTGCGCCAGGCCTCGATCGACAGGCGATCCATCAGGCCGTACTGCTCGAGCGTCTGCAGCGTGATGTTGTTCATCCGATCCACCCGGGTGGCCAAGGCGTCCATCACCTTGCGCTGCTCCGGGCTGTAGCCCCCCATGACGTTCTTGGCCTCGGCGTCGCTCATGCCGGACAGGGACAGGCGGTCCTCCTCCGTGCCCTTGAACGCTTCGGCGCTGTTCCAGCGGTCAGCCTCGGCCATGGCGAGCCCCAGCGAACGCTGGATGCCGCTGATGACCGAGCCGGACGCCCGGGCGTGCTGCAACTGCCGGCGCAGGTCCGCCACGGTCTTGGCGGCGTCGGCGCGCTTCTGGTCCAGCTCCTGCTTACTCGGGTTGCGCTCGGCCAGCACGCGGTTCGCCTCCGGAGCGTGCCGCGCGTGCAGGAAGCGCTCGAATTCCTCCATGCCCACCTTCGCGTCGTTCATGGCGGCCAGCAGCGGCCGCACCTCGTCGCGCAGGAAGTTGGCCGTGCGCTTCGCCACGCGCTTGTGGTACAGCTCCTCGCCGCGGTAGGCGTCGTTCGTCTCGCTGACGGTGCCGTTCAGAGCCTTGATCTGGTCCTGGATGCGCTTCAGGTCGATGAACTTGTCCTGCCAGTTGTAGAGCCAGCTGTCCACCGCCTCGGGGCTGGTCAGCTGGCGCACGCGGTCCTGCAGGCGGGCCAGCAGCCCCTGCGCCGGCTGCGCTGCCTGTGCGGCACCGGCCGGCGCACGGCTGAACATTGCCGGGCCCGCCTGCTCCCCCTTGAACGCTTCCAGATCCTTTGCGTACAATACGCGCTGGACGAGGTTCGGTAAGCTATAACTGGTGCCAATTGCTTGCATCAGTCCTCTGGCTTCCTTGCCTCGTTTTTCTTTGGCGAAGCGCAACGCTTCCCGCATCTCCGCCTCGGAGATTCCCGCGATGGCACCCTCGCCAGCGTACATTGCCCCCCCTTCCCTCACCATGTCCAGGATCGCGCGCGGCTGCTTCTCCGTGACGGTGGCCACCCAGTGGAAGCGCCCCTTCACCGAGCCCCGGTTGGGCTTGATGGCGATCACGAACGGCTGACCCTGCGGGTTGCTCATCGACGTGACGAAATTCAGGCTCGCGTCGCCGCGGCTGCCCTTGTTCCAAACCATGACCATGCGCGGGTTCGCCAGCTCGTCCAGGATCTGCTTCATCTGCGACGGCTTCACGCCATGGTTGTAGAGCGCGTCCATGGCGTGCACACCGGCGTGCGCGGGCAGATCCGGCAGCCCCAACATCTTCATCACCGCCGTGGACGATGGCAGCACCTCGTAGGTCTTCGTTTCGTCCAGCCCGCCACGGACGAACTGATCGACCAGCCCGGCCCACTTCGCCCGGGCCTGGGCCAGCGCGTCAGCTGGCAGGCTGAAGGCCAGGGCGGGCGCGCCGCCAGCGGCTGCCGGCGCTGCGTCTGCCTGGCGCCCGCGCTCGACCCAGCCCCGGGCCGGCAGGATGAAGTCCCGGACGATCTCGGCGTCCGTCATCCGCAAGTCGGCGAAGCCCGGGATGTGCGCCCGCGCCCAGCTGCGCACGGCGGCCACCGCGCGCTGCACGAAGCCCAGCTCCGGACGGGCCTGCGCCATCTCGGCCAGCACCTCCTCGGCCGCCTGCATCCGCTGGGCCCGGTCGCCGTAGTCCAGACCGTACTCCGCCGCCTTGCGTCGCACCTCGGCGGGCCGCGCCTGGACGAGCTGCTGCAGCACCGCATCGAGCCCCGAGCCGAACACCCCGGCGAGCCCGTGGTGGCCTAGCGCCTCATGCATGAGCACGCGGGCCACGTCTTGGTCGCGCGGCAACTGCTCGGCCAGCAGGTACACCTTCCCGCCGAAGTAGAACCCCTCCGGCGAGCCCCCGGCGCCGCGGCTGCGCTGGCTCAGGTCGGCATCGCGCACCTGCTGCGGCACCTTCGGGTCGGCCATGTCGAACGCCACGACCACCTCGGGGCCGTTCGCCCACGCGGAGCGGATCGCAGCCGCGGCGGATTCCGTGCGGGCCACGGCCTGGGCCTTCGCCTCGTCGGGCACGGCCGGGGCCTCCTGCATCGTGCGCAGGAACGCGTCCACGTCGAAGTCATCGGCCGGCCCGGGCGCGCCGCGATCCTGCTGCACGTCCGGCAGGCGCATTTCGTGGCCGCCCACCACCACGATGGCCTCGGCCGGCGACACGTCCATGTCGGCCTGCACGGGCCGTGCACGGCGTTCTGCCTCCGTGAGCCCCTGCCGTGCCTGCGTGGTGCGCGCTTCTACCTCACCGGCGAGGGAGCGGTAGATGTCGTAGGGCGATCCGAACTCGAACTTCCGTTCCAGGGCCTCGGCTACCCGGGCCCGGCCCTCCTGCTCTCGCAGGGGCTCCAGCGCGGCGCGCGCCTTGTCGGCGTGCCGGCGCAGCGCGCCGATCATCCCTTTCATCGTGCGCTCGTCGGCCTTGAACGCTGCCAGGTTCTCAGGCGCGATGGTGCTTCGCAGCCACTTCTGCGCATCGAAGGCCATGTCCCGGATGTAGGCGTTGCGCTTTGCGCCGCTCTTGGGCATCCCGTAGAACCGCCGCTGCAGCTCGACCGCCACCGGGTCAAGCCAGTGCGTCGTGTTGTAGATCCACTGCATCTCGTTGCGGATGAGCCGGAACACGCCGCTGGGCTTGTCGCGCTCCGAGTAGGACAGCAGCCGCTCCATGGATTCGTACATGAGGGCATCGCGCACCACGGCGGCCGCCTTCTCAGCGTTCTCCATCAAGTCCGGGTGCTTCGCCTTCCACGCCTCCACCGCCCGCGCTTCGCCCTCGGCCATCTCGCGCAGGGTCTTGCGCACGCTGCTCGTGAAGTCGGCGTCCATGTTGCCGCCCAGCGCGAAGCCTTCACGGTACTGGATCGCGTGCTGGAGTTCATGCAGCAGCGTGGACAGCACCTCTCCTGGAGCGCGATCCGCGTTCAGCGTGACGGCCCGGTGGGTCTCGTCGTAGGAGCCGAACTCGCGGGCGTCTCGCCCCCTGCGGAAGTAAACCTTCAGCCCCCGCAGAAACGGATAGGCGGCGAACAGCGCCGGATGCCGCAGCACGTCGGTCAGCGCCTCCACCTGTCCATCCTTCACCTTCGCGATGTCGAACTCCACGCCGAAGCGGGCCCGCGCCACGCGGTCCACAAGGTTGGCCAGCGCCCCCTCTCGGGTGGTGCTGTAGGCCCGCAGCACGCCGTCGCCTTCGTCCAGCTGGGCGGTGTGCAGTTCGTCGTCCTGGGTGACGGTCGCCGCCTCGCGCACCTGGCGCTCCACCTCCACGAGATCCTCCGGCCGCGTCTCGGCCCGGCGGAATTCGGCGGTGTCATCGCTGATCTCGAAGCGCCAGCGGCCATCCACGCCGCGGTGCCAGCCGGTTTCCTGCTGGATGACGGCGCTGGACATGCCGCTGCGCGCCATGGCCTCGGCGCGCTCCAGCTCGCCCAGGTCGGCGCTGCGTGCGTTCCTGCCGGCGAAGCTGAAGCGGATGTCCGGGTTCGACGGGTCGAACGTGCCGATGTTTCCAGTGGCCGACTTGACCTGAGCCTGTGCCAGCACCGCGAGCGATGCCCCACCGTTCGACTCGGCAAACCAGATCCCGTCGTACTGAACACCAGCACGGTCCAGCCACTTTCGCAGTTCCGGCTCCTGCTGCCAGACCGGCAGCGCTCCGCGCTCCGTCCCCGAGGTGGCCCACGATGCCGCGCCCGTCTCCTCGGCGTACTTGCGCCACAGCGCGAGGCCTTCCCCACGGGAAGCGTCGAAGGGCCGTTCAGCCTTGACGTACAGCGGATAGGTGGCACCGCCGGCCGCGTAGTGCTCGGCAAACGCAGGGTCTGGCGACAGGAAGATAAGGGCCCCGGGCCGGGACGGGGCCGCGTTCTCGTTGGGCGATCCGCGGTACATCACGAGCGGGCGGCCACCCGGCTTGCCGCTCTCCGTCACCTTGCTGTCCCCGAACCACTTCTTGAACGCCTCGCTCTCGGGCGCGGCTGCGCGGCTGAACATGGGGCGCTGCCCGCTCAGGGCGTCGTCCGCATCCTCGCCCAGCTCGAAGTTCTCGGCGCTGGCCTCCATCCGGGCGGATACCTCGCGGCGCTCGCGCTCGGCGCGCGCGTCGGCATCAGCCTTCGCGTCGGCTTTCGCCCGGGCCTGGGCGGACTCCTGCTGCGCGTCCTCGCGCGCTGTGACTTCCCGTGGGGTGTAGCTGGAAAGTTCGAGGTCTGGCGCTACTGCGCCACGGCCGTCTTCTGCAGCTCCGCGATCGCCTTGCCCATCCGGCTGTCCGCGGGGATCTTGGGCATCTTGCCCTTCGCCGCGTCCGCCATCTTCATCAGGGCGCGGCCCTGCTCGATCTGGTTCCGGTCGCCGTGCTTGCTGCCCTGGCTCATCAGCACCGCGGCCAGCAGGGTCGCGGCCAGGGGCTCCTCGCTCGCCTTGCGGGGCTGCGGGTGCGGATTGTCCGGAAGGTTGGGGGCTTGCTGCATTGGTGGTCTGGGTGGTTGGTTGGCCGCTCAACGCGGAAAGGATGGCGTCAGGGCCGACCTGCTCGCCGAACATATCACCGCCCGCGCGCGTCGCCAAGGCCGCGGCCATGTATTCGCGCAGGGAGTCGGCCAGCCGGTCCCGGCCCACGGCCCGCGTCAGGTACTGGCCGGAATAGAGCATGCGCAGCACGCCCACGGTCATGGGGTCGGGCACGTCGCCCGTCACCATGTCCACCTGGTTGATCGCGTCGTAGAGGGATGCGCGCTCGCGCCGCGCCTTCTGCACCAGCCGGATGGCCTGAAGCAGGTTGCCCGTCACGTCCACCTGTGGGTTCACGGCGCCAGCGGCAGCCGCCTGGCGCAGATTCGCCCACTCGCCCGCCACGTCCTTCAGTGCCTCGCCGATGGCGCGGATGTCGTTGTCCGTGCTGCCGAACATGGATTCGACCAGATCGCCATCGCTGTAGGCCCTGTGCACGAGGGCAGCCTGCAGCCGCACCACGCCTGCGGGCGAGAGCGCGCCGCCGGCATCGAGCATGCCGGCCACGTCCTGGCCCTCGGCCTGCAGCTTGCCGACGAACGCCCGTGCGAAATCGCGGTTCGCGGCGCCGGCCAGGTCGCCCGCCTCGAGCACGTCGAGCACGCCGGTATCCAGCAGCGCGGCGTCCGTGGCGGCCTGCTCGGCGGCCGACAGCCCCAGGGCCTGGCTCTGGCTCTTGGCGCCCATGTTGGCCTGGTTGTCGCGCTCCGAGTAGAGGCGCACCAGCATGGGCGCGCGCATGCCGGCGATCACCTGCGGGTCGATGCCGTGCATGGCGCTGTCGGCCATCAGCTCCTGCCGGTAGCTGTCGGCCGTGCCGCGCTCGTATGCCGCGCGCAGCCCCGCGGTGCGCCCGTTGTTCAGCGCCTTCACCGTTCCCGGGTGTGCAGCGTCGAAGAGCGGGTTCACCCCGCCGTCGGCGAAGTTGGACGGCTGCACGTCGCCGGCTTCCATGACCGCGTACTGGAACGGCACGCGCTGGCCGTCGCTCATCACCGCCGTGTCGCCCCGGCCGATCGCGTGCGCGGCGTGCACCTGGTCGCCCACGGCGAACACCATGGGCGCACCCGTCTCGGGGCTGCGCGACGGACCCAGGCGCATGTAGTCGGGGCTCTGGGCCATGCCCTGCATCTGCACCACGCTGGCGGGTCGGGCCCGGTCGCGGTTCTGGATCTCGGGGGTAGCCGCGCCCACGGCGCCAGTGCCCTCGGGGTTCGTGCCGGCGCGCTTCGTCTTCACGGCGGCCCACTCGTTCTGCAGGCGATCCCACGCGGGCGAGCCCCGGCGCAGCCGCGCCACGTTCTCGCCGCGTTCGGCCACGAACTGCGGCCAGGTCTTGGCGCGAACTGCGCCAGGATCGAAGGCGTCCACCGCCGGCGCGGCGGCAGTCGATCGGGCACTTTCGGCAGCAGGCGCATACCCCGACCGGTCCCGGCTGCGCGCACGCGGCGCCCCGCGTTCCTGGATGAGCGCTTCCATGCTGCTGTTGTCCGCGCCCCAGTCCTCGGCCCGCTCCACGGGCTTGGGCAGGGGCGAGCGCTCGCGAGCCCCGCGAAAGCCGAAGTAGGCGTCCGCCACGCGGCGCACGGCCTGGCGCTCGCCGTCATCCAGCCCCGGCTCGCCGATCTTCTCCAGCGCGCCATCGAGCCGGCCCACGATCTGCACCGTGTTGCCCACGTCCTCGTCCAGCAGGTTCTGCAGGGCGTCGCGGATGCGCCGGGTGCGCAGCTGGGCGTCCACGCGGTGGATCGCCTCGCCGTCGATCTGCGCGGGCGCCGCCGCGGGCTGTTGCGTCTCGGTCGCCACGTTCAGCTCGAGCCAGGCGTCTTCCAACTGATCGCGCAGCTGCTGCACGTCGCCGGCCTGGGTGTAGGCCGAGCCAGCGCGCACGCGGTCCTGCAGCTCGCCCAGCGGGTCGGCTACCGGGCGGCGGTAGGCGCGCTCGAATTCCTGGCGTTCCTGTGGGGTCAGCCGATCCGGGGCGGTCGGAGCCGCAGCAGCGCCCGGCGCAGCACCAGCAGCCTCGGCCGGCGCGGCCTGCGCAGTGGCCACCAGCTCGGCGGCCTCGCGCTCCACGAAACGTTGCACATGGGCCGGCATACCGCCGCCCTCCAGTCGGGCCAGCAGCTCCACCGCGTTGCGCCGCGTGTCGCCGCTCGATCGCTGGGCTACAGCCCGCAGCTCCTGCTGCAGCTGGCTGCCATCCTGGGAAGCTCCCGCTGCGCTGGCATCTCCGGGCTGGGCTGCTTCCGCCGCGGGCGCAGCTTCGGGCCGCGGTGCCGCAGCACCGGCCGCTTCCTCGGGCGTCTCGCCGATGGCCTCCAGCTCCTCCTCTCGCGCGGCGGCACGCTCCACGCGCTCGGCCAGCACCGCCCGTTCGACCTTCTGCTCTTCGCTCAGGCCCACGCTGCCGTCGATGACCTCCAGCTCCGCCAGCCGCGTGACAGCCGCGGCCGTGTCGGCAGCGTCAGCCGCCGGGCCCGAGCGGCGCGCCGGCTGGTCCGGCAGCGAGTCGGGGAGCATGTCTTCCGCAGGCGTGCCCGCCTCTGCTGGTGGCGTGCCCTCTTCCGTCTTCGCAGCGGCGGCATCACCGCGGCGCAGCGCGGTCATAGCGCCCGACACGCCCGCGCCCGGCGCCGAACCGATGGCCGTTTCCACGGCTGTGCGGCCTACGTTCCGGGATAGCGGCCGCTGGTCGATGTCGCTGGCCTGGTAGTTCGTCGCGACCTGGGGCAGCACCTCCTCCGCCTGCTCGCCCAGCAACTCCGCCGCCACCGAGCGCGCCCCGGCCGCCAGCCCGCCACGGGCGCCGCCGCCGCCCACCACGGCGTGCTCAAGCCCGATCTTCCCGGACAGGAAGCCGGTGGCCGCGCCAACGGCGGCCGGAATGCGCGAGCGCTCAAGCGCCATGCGCTCCGCCTCCTCGCGGCTATGGCCCTTCTTCACGAGCGCGTCGCGGATGTCCTCGAAGGCCTCGCCCCGGGCTCCACCAGCATTGAGCACGGCATTGGTCACGCCCGCCGCCGTGGTGGCCGTGCCCGCCGCGACGGCCGCGCTGGCGCCGCCCGCGAGACGCGCGACCTGCGCCGCCTTGGCCGCGGCCACGCCCGGGAGCATGCTGGGCAGGTTGGTGGTGACGAACCGCGCCGCCAGCGCCGGATCGCTGCTGTAGGCCTTCGCGGCGGCCACGGCCTGGTCCACGATGGAATCCTGGTTCGCCTGCGCGATCTGGGCGTCCGCGTCGGCGACCTTGCGGCGCAGGGCCTCGCTCTGCTCCCCGCGCCAGTGGTCGGCATTGTCCCGGAAGAAGGACGCAACCCCGGACTGCGGCGCGAACAGGTTGGGCACAGCCCCGGCGATGTTGTTCACGCCCTCGGCCAGCTGCACCACGGTATCGGTCGCTGCCTCGCCCCAGGTGCGCTCTGCGGGCTTCTTGGGCTGGGGCCTGAAGCCGGCCATCTCGAAAAGGTCGGAGCCGCCGCCGGCCGCAGCATCGCCATCACCTCGCGCCATCGCGAGCAAATCCTGGGACATAGACACACCTCTGAAGTGAACCCTGGAAGGCTGGCAGGCTTGGCACGCAGCCCGTCGATAGGGGTCTGATACAGTTCCCGCGCACGAAAACTCAGGGGGAAGCAAGATGCGCTACGCGATTTCGGCAATGGTTCTGGCGGTGCTGTCAGGCTGCGCAAGCACTGCGAAATGGCAGCACCCGGCGCGAGCGGGCGAAGGCCACGACGGCGCGACGATGGCGCTGGCCGAGTGCGAAAGCTACGCTGCTGGACGAACGCCGATGCCCAAATTGCAGGCGTACATGCCCGCACCGGCGCCGACCGGATACAACACCACGGGCACCGTTTCGAGCTATGGAAACGTCAGCACGTTCCAGGGAAACACCACGCCGTCCGGCGGTTTGGCTTCTGGATATGCGACGGGTGCGAATATGGGTGCGAATATCGCCAACGCCTACGCCGTGTCAGCCGCCCGCCAGCGCGAAGCAGAGCTAACCGGAGCGTGCATGCGAACTCAGGGCTGGATCGACACCAGCACTCCGGAGGGTCAGGAAAAATTCAGGGCGGCATCGGCCCAGCGCCAAGCCCCCAAAGGTCAGGCCACAGAGCAATCCGCCACGCGCGAATGGGCCACTGCGGTTTCCACATTCTTGGACACGGAAGCAGCTCGCCCCGGCGGGATCGATTACCGAGCGGATGCTGTCAAGCAGGCGGCCCTCGACCGCTACGTGAAGGAGCTCGCCAACGATCCCAAGAACGACCATCAGAAAATGTCGTGGTTCCTCATCGAAGCCCACAAGCGGGTACTGGCCGACATCTCCAGCTCCGCCAAATAACCGCCAGCTTGGATCGGCAGGGATTATTTTGAAATGCCCTGCTTCTGCAGTTCCTTGATTACCTCGTCCACCGTCATGCCATATTTTTTGGCCGTGGCGTCGAGGTTTTCCTGAGACATGGCATTTCGCACCTGGGCCTTGACAGCGTCGCCGGCTTGGCGCGAGGCGCGGTCTTTCTGGACCTTCGCGCGATTGAAACGCACCAGGCCCTCGTCTGTGTCCCGGATGGAGGGGTTGTCCGCCATGAATTCCTGGAACTCCTGTTCCGCGGCCGGGTTCCGCTTGACCTTCTCCTTCCCAGAAAGCGGGTCGGTGGACGTTTCTCCGAACGCCTTCTGCACTTTGGTGGGGTCGTAGTCGTACTTCAGCTTGGAAGTGTCCGAGCCAGGGGTTTGCAGGATGCCCGCACGCACCGCGCGCAGTTGGGTCGGCGTCATCTTCGGATCGGTCTCCCGTGCCAGCGCCTCGCGCACGTCGCGAAGTTCGCGCTTCTCAGCCAGGCGCTCACCCCGGTCAGCCATGGCCAAGCCGTGCGCCGCCGCCGCCCGGCCGTCGGCGTTGTCGGCTCGGCGATCAGCATTGTCCGCGCGGGCCTCAGCGCGCAGCCGCAGTTGGTTCAGCAGCTCGTGCTGGCTGTATTGGTAGAGCGCCATCGGATCGTCCAGCGCCTTCAGCATGGCCAGCGCCTCGCCGCGGTCTTTGAGCGTGATAGGCGGCATCGGCTTCCCGTCCAGCCCCGTGCGCTGCACCAACAGCTGCCCGTCCTTCCCCGCCTCGATGCCCGTCACCTTATCGCCGCTGGGCACGAACCGGTTGTAGACGTCGGCCAGCTGGGTGTAGTCGCCCGCAGCCAGCGCCGCGGCGGCCTTCCCTGCAGCCTCCTTGCGGGCCGCCGCCTGCAGCTGGATCTGGATGTGACTCTGCGCCATGTGGTCCTTGGCCGCTTGATCCGCTTCCTTGGCATAGCCCGCCTGAGCAAGCGCCAGTGCGCGTTCCCGCGTGTTCGCCAGGTAGTCGTCCGCCGTGGCTTGCCGCGGTTGACCATCCGGGCCCACGAGAGCCTGCTTCAGCTTCGCCCCCATCTCCGCGTCGATCCGCTCCACGCCGTCCTCGCGCGCCCACTGTTTCTCCTCTCGCCCCTGCTTGCGCGCGGCGAACAGCCCCTGCTGCGCCTGCAGGCTCATTTGCAGGCCGCGGGCAGGATCGGTCCGACCGATGGCGTCCGCCATTGCCCGCATACGCAGGTTGTCCTGCTGATCGCGGCCCATGCTGCCGGCAGTACGCTCGCCCAAGAAGTCGGTGACGCCCTGCATGGCCACCGTCCGGGCCTCGCCGGCCGAGTTCTTCGCCACATAGGCCTTCGCGCCGTCATCGAATGTGATGTTGTCGAAACCCTGCTTCGCCAGACTTTCCAGCTGCTGGCCCTGGTCTGCCGTGAAGCCTGTAGATTCCACGGGCCGCGCGCTCGCCACTTCATCAAGCGCACGCTGCTGCTGTGCCTGCTGGAACTGCCCGTGGAAGTTCTGAAAAATCTGCTGGCCCTGCAGGATACCTGCCGCCAGTCCGCCGCGTGGTGCTGCCATTACTCCGCCTCCGAAAGTTCGTCGTCCAACTCCTGCATCCGCCGCGCCAGTTCAGCGCGGATCGTTTGCAGGCCAATCCTGTATTCCGGCAGCACCTCGGGGTGCCGCTGCTTGAGATATGCGGCCTTGCCGTCGTCCCACCACGCCGTGCAGTGCAGGCACTCTGGGGCGCTGATCGCCCGGAAGGTGTCGTACACCGGACTGCGCGGCGCGCCCACCTGATCGAGGTAGGCGAACACGTCGCCGTGGCTCCAGTCCAGCAGCGGCAGCAGCACGTCGTAGTGCTCGGTGGCGCCCACGGCGGGCACGCGGCCGGTGTCGGCCCGCTTCGTGCCGCGGATCACCAGGTCGATGCCGTCGGCCAGCATGCGCTCGTGCATCGGAAGCATGAGGTTGTGCCAGCAGCAGTCCATCCGCCCGACCAGAGCGACATCGCTCATGCTGTACTGGCGGCCGATCCAGCCGGATTGCGCGGTTGTCACGTCGCTGGGCATGCCGTGGGTGGCCTTCCACGCCAGGACATCCGCATGGATGACCCGGAAGTCCGGCACCCACGCTCGAGCCTCCTCTACCACTTCAACCGTCTCGGGGATCGTGTCGCCCGTGTGCGTCCAGTACACCGGCAGCCCCAGCTCCACGAAGGGGCGCAGCAGGAGCAGGCAGGCCTGCGAGTCCTTCCCGCCCGAGAACTGCAGGGCAGCACGGCGGCCGCGGAAAGCGTGGCCACGATCGCCGAGCCGGAACACCGCCACGCTGTGGTCGAAGCGGCCGAACACCGGAAGCGCGCCGGCCACCGTGGGGCCGGGCGCTCGGTGCTCATCCTGAAGCGCCACCACCAGATCGAACCCCACCAGCTGCGCCCACAAGCTGACCTCGGGGAAGGAGGCCAGGCGGTAGCCCAGCACCTCGCGGGCCAGGGTCTGCTCCTCGTGGCGCGCGGCGTACAGCTCATGGAGCACCAACTGCCCGCCGGGGGCCAGCAGCCGGGCCGCCTCTTCCAGCACGGCCACCGGATTGCAGTAGCCCAAAGCGTAGGCCACCACCACCGCGTCCGCTCGCCCGGCCGGCAGCCCCGTCGCCACCATGTCGGTAGCAACGACCTCCGCCCAGTCGGGCGCCTGCGCCAGCTGCCAGTGATCGACGTTCACCAGCGTCCAGTGCAGGTCCGGCCGCACGGGCCGGCACAGCTCGGCCAGCCGGCCCGTGCCGCAGCCCAGGTCAACCACAAGAGCGCCGCGCGGGAGGGCCAGCAGGCGCAGTAACTCGGCTGCATGCTCCGGCTCGCTCTCGGCGAGGCGCCAGTAGGCCAGCAGCTCGACGCCCTCGGCGTTCAGGATTTGTTCGGGCCGCATCGTCAGATCGCGATCGCTGCGGAAACACCGATGCCCAGCATCGCGCCCGTGTTGGCGCCGGCCGTGGCCTGGCTCTGCTGGTGCGCCTGGCTCTGCGCGGACCATGCGTTGGTCGCCGAGTTGGTCGCGGCGTTCGCCGCCCCGGCGGCCTGACCGTAGCCGGCATTGAGCCCCGCAAGCCCCGTATTCGCGATGGTCTGCCCGGCTGCGCCGTAGCCCGCCGTGGCAGCGGTGGTCTGCATACCCATGGTGGGGTAGCCGGCCAGGGCGTTGCTCGCGCGATCGGTCAACGCGCGGCCCTCCGCGCGGGCGGCGGTGCGCGCCCCGTTCTTGGCCTGGGCGAGCGCGAGCCCCGTCTGCGCCACCAGCGCATTGCCCGCGGCACCGTATTTCCCATCCGCAGGGTTGATGCCCATGCGCGACATCTCTGCGGCCTGGGTGCGCTGCGCGCCGGTGTAGGCCTGCGACACGTCCGCCGCGGCTTGGCCGGCCAGCTCCTCGCGCTTCGCCTCCGTGTTGAAGGTCGCCGCGTCTTGGATCATCCGGTCCTGCTGGCCGGTCAGCTGGTCGCGACGGCCCAGCGCGTAATCGCGGTCTGCCTGAGACTGCTCCCAGGCCTTGCGCGAGGTGTCCAGCGCGAACTGGGTCTGCTCCTTCTGGAGCGGAGCCATGTCGTTCGTGTTCTGGATGATCTGCCGGACCATATCGTCCTGCACGCCCAGGTTTCGCACCTGAGCCTCCACCAGCCGCGGATCGGGCGCGGGCGTGCCGCCACCCTTGCCGCCCTCCAGGGACATGCCTCCGCCGGCCCGGGGCCGGAAGGCCCGGTCCGGAAGGAGGTCGAAATCAGTTCGATGCCAGCGAGACATACCTGCAATCCTTCTTCCACATCACGTACAGAATTACGTCGCCGCCGTCGGGCGCCGCGCCACGCAGCCGGGCCTCGGGCCGCCATCCCAGGTGTTCGTTCAGGCGCCGGGCCGCCAGGTTGTTCGCGTTCACGTAGCCGCTGATGCGCTCACACCCACACACGAGGAAGGGGTAGGCGAAGCCGGCCCGCAGGAACTCGCGTGTCATCCAGCGCGCGCCGGGCGCGCCGGCCAGGTGGACCCATAGGTTCCGGCCGTTGAACCCCTCGTACACGGCGCCGGCCACCAGCACGCCGTCGCGACGCAGCCCGATCGCCCGCTGGCCATCGCATGTGGCGAAGCCCGGGATGCGCTCGCGCATGAAGGGCAGCACCGCCTCGATGTCGTATTCCAGCGCGTGAACAGTCATGCCCGCAGGGTGGCAGGCTTGGTACGGAGCCCAGAAACAACAAAGCCCGCGGAAGCGGGCTTTGCGAAGCGGAAAGCTACTTATAGGACGGCAGCCAAATACTCCAGTTCCTTGCGGTACTTGGTTTGTGATTGATTTACCTGCAGACGACTACCGTTAACAGTGTGGAACTGTCCTACCTTCAATTTTGGAATGGGAATACCTTCTGCCCCACTGATGCGACCTGCAGACATGAAGTCGTCGGTGATTACGAAAGCATCGGCCGGATCTTCCACGTCGAACAGATGTGGATACTTGGCCGCGGTGCCATACGCACGTTCCACATACATTTGCGATGCGCGGTCTTTGACCCCTTTTTTAGGACTCCGGGCGCCCACCATTGTCATAACAATTGCCGCGACCTTGGGAGTTTCCATGCCACCGGCCCTCGCCCCCCAGACGTTAAAGTCGCTGGCAGGGTTTGAGAGCATGTCAAGCGTGATATCTAAAGACTCGATTGAGTGCTCGTCCACACGGACAGGGATGATGAGCGCGTCAGCGGCGCACCATGCCAGATGAGTACCGCCGCCATAGAAAGGGCTGCAATCCATCAGAATCTTGCTGCAACTCTTCGATTCTGCCTCGTCGTTCAACACACCTTTCAGGCTCAGTAGGATGTTTCTCACGGCTTTTTCATTGCTCGACGCCATGGCCTGCTGGAGCTGCTGATATAGCGCAGAGGGGAAGGAAAAAAGCTGCCCATCGCCCGGCACAAAATACCCGGATTTAGCCCCTTTAAAATGATCGTTGAAGTTGCTAATACGGTAAGAAATATCCTCCGGAACTTCTCCAAATGCAGGACCCAGCACCTTTGGGCGCAGTGCATCGCCAATTGTGATTTCCGCTTTCTGACCGCGCATCAGAGATTCGGTCAAGTTCTTTTGTGGACACAGGTCAGCAACCAACGTGGCGTAGTGACGGGTGAAAAGCCATGCCAAGTTGAAACTGAGAGTGGATTTACCAATGCCTCCGCGGAGATTTGAAACAGCGTACGAACGCCGCCCAAACTTCACAACTGCTTCGTAGCCCTCTTCTATCGACTGGTCATGGTTGGCAATGATTCGGCTCAGTCCAGATCCCATAAAAAATTCCCCGCAGGTCGTTGAAGATGCTGCAGGTTACAAAAAATCTCGCAGGACGTCAACTTTTCCGCAGGCCGTCACGAAAGCTGCAGGTCGATCTAAAAAGTGCAGGCCTTTGACAGGTCAGCAGATGAAGGCGGCTTGCGGTTGGGCCAAAGTACAGTCCGAAAGCGCTCCAAGCCATTCCTTCCTCATGACTCGAACGGTGCTACCGGCCACTCGATCGCGCGCGGGTCGCCCTGCCCCGTCACATCGCGCAGCGCCTGCCGGTAGTCCAGCCAGGCCTGTCGCATGTCGGCCGGCGTGGGCGCGTCAGGCAGCACCCGCCAATCGCACGCGCGCAGGAGCTCGTCCCGCCGCGCACGCACGTAGCCCCACAGCTCGGCCGCGTCTGGCACCCACTCCAGGCGCCCGAAGTCGAACGCGTGACCCTGCCCGGGCCACGGAGGGAATGGCACAGGCGCCCCGGCCGTGTGGCTCCAGTAGTGCGTCATGGGAAGCACGTCGGCGCCCACCGCCACCCACCCGCTCGGCGCTCCCATGCCCACCGGCACGTCGGCAATGCGAAAGATGGTCGCAAGGTCCGGGCAGCCCGGTACATCCCGCAGCTCGGCGCAGCGGCGCTGGTTCATCGCTTTCCTCCTGTGGCGGTAATGGTGGTGCGTGCCACGGTCAATTGTTGATTTGCACCGGGCCCGTAGTTCGGGCTCACCACCTCGATGTCGTAGAAGTGGGTGCCATCCCACCATGGCGCGTCGAAGCCCACCACGAAAATCTGCGATGTCCACCCCCCGCGCATGGACGTGGCTGCGTGCGTGATTCGGGCGCCGTTACGGCGCAGGTACACCACCACGCTGGCATCGCCTCCCAGGGGATTCACCTCGGCGTAGGCCGACAACGTGACGCCCGACGAGTTCGCCGGCATGGCGAGGTAGATCCCCGCCCCACCAGAGCTGCCACCGCCCGGCACCACGAAACTGCCTGACTCTCCGAACGACATGGCCGTCACGGCCCCGCCCTGCACCTGCAGCGTGCCGATCGCGGCGTTGCCGATGTAGGCTGTGCCGATCGCGGCGGTGTCCATGAAGACGCCGATGTTGTTGCTGGTGATGCGCTGCAGGCGGTTGATGAAGTCGGAGGTGCCCATCACCGAGCCATCGGGGAAGGTCACCGTTTCCCCGATCCGCGCCGCGTCGCGCCGCGCCAACGTGCCGAGCCCGCCGACCTGGGCAGCCTGCAGGTTGCGCAACCACTGGGCGTCCATGCCGTTGGCCGACAGGATGATGTTGCCGGCGCTGTCGCGCACCGTGAGCCCCCGCGTGTCCACCTTGCGCGCCGCCACCGTACCGTCCACCAGTAGGTCGCCGCTCAACACCGCACCGGGAATGGCCCAGTAATACCCCATCCAGTGCCTGGTCTGGGTGAACGCGCCGCCGTCGGTGATGGTGACGGCATCGCCCACCTGCAGGTGGTTGTTGTTGGGTGCGCTGCCGCCGTTGCCCAAGGCCTGCCAGACAGCCTGCCGGGCCGTGGCGTCGCTCCAGTAGCTGCCGCTCGCGGACAGCAACACCGAGCCCCGCATGCCGTCGGCGAGCGTACGGCCCTGCCCATCCACGCGCAGGTTGCCCTTCACATAGACGTTGTTCTGCAGGTAGATCCCATTGCCGTCCACGCCGAACACCACGTCCTGCGGCCGCGGCGTGCGCAGCAGCCCCCCGCTGTAGTTCGGCGCCACCACAGCGAACTTGTCGGCCATGATGATGAAGGCGCTGGTGGTCTGGCCGTTGCGCTCCTCGGCGGCGATCCCGAAGCCGGCCAGCGCGCCGCCGGCCTGCACCTTGAGCGTGTACTGCGCGCGCAGCCCGTCCGAGTAGCTGGCCAGCACGGTCATCTCCTGCTCCAGGCTCGCGCGCCCGGGCGTGCCGTCGCGGTAGTAGCGCCCGAGCGAGGCCTGCAGCTGCAGCACGTTGGTGGCCATGGCGCGCTGCCCGTCGCTCCAGGCCGCCTGCGTGGCGCGGATGCCGGCGCTGGCCTGCTGCAGGCTGGCAGTCACCTCCCGCACCTGGCGCGCGAAACTGCGTTCGTTCGTCTGCACGATGGTCTGCAGGTCGCGCACCTCCGCGCCGCGCTTGGCGGCCTCGTCGGCAATCGAGCGCACCAGCTCGTCCCGGATCTCCTTCGCCAGGTGGTCGAACCGCGTGGGATCGTCCAGCGTCTTCGCGAGCGAGCGGAACAGGGCCGAGTCGATGATGGCCTGGGCGAAGCGGTCGATCTGCACCGTGGCCGACAGCCCCCCGCCCAGGTCGATCAACGTTTCCCCCGGCCCGGGCTTGCGGTCCTGCTCGAGGATCTGCACTAACCCCTGCACGCCTCCCATGGCCTCGCGCAGCTCGCGCACCGTCACGCCGCGCTCGAATTCGTTGCCGCGCGAGCCGGCGCGCACCTCCAGGTGCTCCGTCACCGCCTTGGCCCAGTCGGTGAGGGCCTTGTCCTGGGCATTGAGGCGCGGCAGGGCCGGCAGCCGGGCCACACCCGTGTCGATCTTGCGGCTGTTTGTCATAACCCGCGCAGTTCCTCGGAGGTGGAGCACAGCACCACGGACGTGACGCGTGCGGCGCTCTGGATTTCTACCTGGTGCTCAAGCCAGCGCCCGGTCGGCAGGCGCTGGGGCTGCAGGTCCGTGAAGGTCGCCGTGTGCTGCAGCACGCCGTCGCCCCACAGGCGCAGCGTGACGGGGTGCGCTTCGTCCTGCTGGCCGTACACCTTCGCCCACGCGAGCGGCTGCTGGCGCGGCTGCGTGGCGATGCCCGTGCGCCACCGGCCCGCGCGGCCGGCCCCGCCCGTGAAGCACTCCAGGATGTCGGAGCCCCGAGCCAGGTACATCAGGTCGTTGAGCTTGTCCACCCACACGGCCGAGCCCGAGAGGTCGATGCGGCCCAGCTTCATCCCGTCCTGCATGTTGCACGCAAGACAGCCCCCGCCCGCGCCAGCGTAGAACAGGTAGTAAACGCCCTCGTGCTCGGCTGCGAACATGCTGGCCGGCTGCATGGCCTGCCAGTCCTTCCGCGCGATCAGCTGCCGGGACACCACCTCCACGCCGCGGGCACTCGCCAGGCAGAGCCCGTCCGGAGAGGCGTAGAGCACGCCGCCCTGCACGCCCACCACCGACCGCCGCGAGGCGCACGCCTGGTTGCTATCGAGCTTCTGGGCCGACATCGAGGCCGAGTGGGCACCGGTGACGAAGTATGGATTGCCGGCCGTGCCCACGAACAGGGTCTGGTCGAACACGGCCATGCCGACCACGGGGAATTCTGTCGTGACCTGGTACTCCACCGGCCAGGCATAGGGCACGTAGGGTTCGCAGAACGCCACCGTGTTGTCGATGAAGCCGGCCATGATCCCGTTGGGCATGCCCACCAGCCCGCGCAGATAGGGGTTCGCGCCCACGCTGGGCTTCAGCTCGCCGTCGAATTGCCCGTCCATCCGGTACGGCGGCGCGGCCCAGGTGAACTGCGGCTGCAGGCTTTCCAGCTCCTCGCTCGCCTTGTCGTCCAGGAAGGCCGCCACCGTGATGGGCATCTCTTGCACCAGTTGCCAGGCGGCGGCCGTGTCGCTGGTATTGCTGCGGTACAGCCGCCACTTCGCGATGAAGCGCTCTGCATAGCTCTCCCCCGTCATCAGGGCCGGCCGTTGAACGGTCACGGTGTCGTTCGCATCCGCCTCCAGCAACTCCGAGAGCGGCGACGGCTCCGACTCTTCACCCCAGTCGGTCACGAAGGCCACCACGTAGTAGCGCGAGGAAACCACGCGGTCCACCGTTTCGCCGGCCAGCTTCGCCACGCCGCCCAGCTTGTCCACCCAGGTGCCCACTACGGCCACGTCTTTGGTCAGGGCAGTGAACTGGCTGGCCAGCTGGGTCTGGATGCTCGCCACCAGGGTGGTACACCGCTGCTGGATCTCCACCAGCCGCGCATTCAGGCTCGCGGCCTGGGTGGATGCCGCGTCGCGGCCAGAGGTGTAGGCCTCCAGCGCAAGGTAGTAGGCCTCCAGGTCCTTGCGGTACTGCACCCAGGCTGCCGATTCCACGATATCGGTGCTGTCGCCGCCTGTGGACTGGTACTGCGGCACAGACGGTTCCTTCGGCCGCACGGGCGCGGAGGTGGGCGCGGCCCAGCTCTTCTCCAGCGCGAGCGTCGCGAACTCCTTCACCAGCTTGTCCAGCTCGGTGCGGGCGGCCGCGCACTCGGCGCCTGGGGCGGCGGCCTTCTCGGCGAGGTCGGCCACCTTGGCGGCCAAGTCGGCGGTCAGCACCGTCTCGCCCGCGCGCTCGCCCGCGGTGGCCGGGAATTCGTGCAGCTGCAGCGCCTCCACGAGCGCCGCGCGGCGCAGCGGGTAGCTCGCCGGCATGGCGGCCACCGGCACGGCCCAGCCCCCGCTGGTCTGGGTGGCGCCCAGTCGGGTCATGTCCATCTCGGTGGCAGCCGCCCGCGCGGTGGTGATGATGGCGTAGAGGTTGCCCGGCGCCGCGCCCCCGCCCACGGCAGGGGATAGAGAGAGCCCGTAGTTCGACGTGGGTCCGGCGTAGGCCTTGCCCGAGGCGTCCCATCGCACGGCCTCCTGGTTGCCCTCGTGCTTCACGAACGTGGCGAGCAGGTCGTCCAGCAGCATCTGGGCGAAGTCACCATAGAGCCAGGTTTTCGCCTCCTCGGGCGTGAACTCGTCCACCACCTGCAGCTTCACGATCGGCTTCACTGGCCGCGGCACGCCCAGCAGCCGGTCATTCCCGCGGGCGTCCACCACGCGCGGGCGAGCGCTGCCGTCGTCGGTGGTGCAGTAGGTTCGCTCCGTGGCCTCGTCGTTGATCTGGCCCTTCACGAATGAACGCTCGTCGGTATAGGAGCGGATGGGCGCGGCTGGATCCTTGACCACCTCGCCGTTCGCATTGCGCGCCATGCGGTGCAGCGTACGCGCGCCGGACACGCAGGCCGAGTGCCGGCGGTCGGCGGCCATGGGCCAGAACTCGCCGCTGGGCAGGAAGAGGTTTTCGTTCACCCGCGCGAAGTCACTGCCCAGGGCGCGATCGGAAACGCTGGGGGCTTCGCCGCCGAACGCGGCCAGGCGGTAGATGGTCATGGCCCGGAATCTGGCAGGCTTGGCACCGCCGCGGCGCGTGCTACAGCCCCGCCGCGTGCGTGAAGATGTCGTCCAGCTCCCGTCGGGTCAGCCCGATGGCGGCACCCAGCTGGGCCACGAGCTGGCTGTCCCGGCGCACGGTCGGCCGGTAGTCCCATTCGATCTTCGCGCGCGTGCGCTCCGGCTCGGGCATCCCGGCCAGCACCGCCTCCACGGCCTGCAGCTTGCCGATGTCGAGCAGCGCGAGCCGGGCTTGGCCCATCGTGACCTCCTCCGGCACGCGAACCACCGGCGCGGGCGGTTCGTAGGGCAGCGGCGTGTTGCCACGCGCCAGCCAGCCCAGGTAAATCTCGTAGTCGGCATTGCCCCGCACGGGCGGGAACGAAACTTCATCGGCAATGCGGAAGATCATGTCCCCCGCCGTGAGTCGGTATGGCATCAGAACTCCGCGTTGATGTTGATCCGCGCATCGCCCGCCAGGACGCACAGGCACGCCTTGCTATCGCCCGCCAGGCCGGCGCTGGTGCTGGTGAGCACGATGTGGGCACGCTTCGTGCCGGCGGAATTTGCGTAGGGTCGATCGGTGCACGAGGGCGTCCCGCTCCCGATCTGGAATTGGAAGTTGGCCACGCTGCCGGGAAAACTCAGGCTCGGCGCCACTCGCTTCGTGTCGTACTCCAGCAGTGCCCACACCTGGGAATTGTTGGGAACCATGCCCATCGCGTACACATTGGCATTGGCGTTGTTCAGCTGCTCGAAGTACCGCAGGCAGTCGTCCATCTCGTCGCCGATTTGCCGGTGTTCGAACGGCGTGGCCACCGCCCCCGACTCCAGCCGGAAGCCGGTCAGGGCGAAGACGTTGCCCGCGGTGTCCAGGCAATTCACCTGACTGGATGTGCCGAGGTACAGCCCATCGCGCCATGCGCCCGGCTGGGTGTGGTAGGTCGGGCCCACGCCCACGCACCAGCGAACATAAAGCCCCGGACCCCAGGACGTGTTCCAGCCGCCCGCGGCCGGCAACCCGCCCACCAGGGTGACGGACTTGAACTCCCAGGTGTTCGCATTTTGGACCGAGTATTCCGCCACGAACGACTTATCGAACCCGCCGTTGAAGAGCGCGAGGCAGTGAACCCCCACCCGAGAGGAGCGCACCCAGAACGACACGGTGAAGGTGACGCCGAAGAGGTCGGCGATGTTGTAGCCCTCGATGATCTGCTGGAGCCCTGCGGAGTCGCCCCCTTCCATCGCGGGATCTGCCGTCGTCACGGTCAGCCGCGCGCACCGGCGCAAGCCAGGATCGAGAGCCGGGCCGTCGGTGGCCTGCTCCACCGTAGCCACGGCCGGGGTGTAGGACCCGGTGAACGCGAGCCGATCCACCGGATAGTTTCCCGTGCTGATGGACGCACCAGGGAAGCTCGTACCACGTTGCGCCACATTGCAACGTCCGTTGATGAGGCGGTTTCGCGTCCCCGCGAGGTGACTGCCGTTGAGGGTCTTCAGCGCCAGGTCGCCGGTCATCTGGTCGCCGGTCCGGTTGAGCCGCGCGGCGATCGCGGCAGCCTGGAGCACGCTGACGGGCTTCGCCGCGTCGGCCGTGTTGTCCACGCTCCCCAAGCCGACATCGCCGGGCAGAAGCACCACGTTGCCGCTGCGGCCCGCCACGGACAGCACCGCGTTGACCTGGGCCCCGGGCTGCACGCCCGCCAGCTTCACCTTCTCGGCGGTCGAGAAATCCTCCGCGCTCAGCCCCTTGCCGGCCACCACGTCCACCTTCGTGGCGAGCGTTTCCGGCAACCCCATCACCGTGGCCATGGGCTGCGTGCCAGTGTGGGTACTGCGATCGCGCAACTGCGAGTCCGGTGCGTTCTTCGTGGCCTGTTCGGCAATGCCGGCGAGCTTGGCGAGGTCGGCGGTGGTGTAGTCGTTGGTGCTCAGGCCCTTGCCCGCCACCTTCTCCACGCGACCCTCCATCTGGGCCACCGTCGCCATGGGCTGGGCGAAGCCCGGGTTCGGGTAGTTTCCCGACAGCACGCCGCCCGCGGCGCCGGTGGGCGTGCGCGGATCGGACATGCGCGGGTCGGTGGTCTGGGCGTACTGGCTGATCCCGCCGGCCGTCAGGCGCAGCTCCACCAGGTCGCCGGCCACGTAGGCCCGCGGCGTGGTGCCCTCCTGCCCGCGCAGCACGGTCAGCCGGCACTCGCCCACCACAGAGTTGTCCACCCCGGTGACGCGCAGGATCTCGTAGTCCGATTCCACGGTGCCGGCGCGCTTGAAGGCGGTCAGCACATACCAGCTGCCACCCGGCGGGTTGATGAGCGTGCCGGCGGCGCCGTCGGAGACTCGGAGCACGCCGTAGTCCAGTTCGCCCGCCGGGTTGGCGGTGGCCGGCGCGGCCTTGACGGACGCGATGAATTGCGTGGTGAAGTTGTTCAGGTAGAGCTGGGGCATGTCACTGCTCCTTGATGGGTACGACCAGTTCCACCTCCTTGACGCGGCCGTCGTTGGTGGTCGCCGCGATGGAAATCTGGTACTTCGTGCCGCTCTTGCCGCCCGCGTACACCCACACCTTCACGCGTTGGGCCGTGATTGCGTAACTGGGCGGCATGGGCATGGCCGGCATCACCTTGAGCGCCACGGCCACGATCTCGTCGCCGGGCGGAAACCACTCGGCGAATTCGATGTCGTAGTCCTGCACGTCGGCGGGCTGTTGTGGGGGGCTGGCTCTGAACATGCTGGTGCCCTGGTCGGTCACATAGAAGGTGGTCATGGTGGGCGGCACGAGGAACGTGCGCGATTCGGGCGCGGGCTCGTCAAACGGCAACCGCTTGAACACATCGGGGTCGATCTCAATGACCGCTCGCCCGAGCACGGCAACTGGACCACGCGCGCCGACGTGGAAGCGGGCGGTGCCGGCCGCCGCGGCGCGCAGTAGCACCGCCAGCCGGGCAGAGGTCCGAGTGCGCGTCACGATGAAGGCCTGGGCCCTCGCATCGACAGGCGATCGGACGCGGCGGCGCGCGAACACCGTGCCGTCCGCAGTGATGCCGGCGAAGGGCGTGGACCGGACCGGGCCACGGCGGACAAGGCGCGTGGCCGGCGAGAGCTTGGCGCGGGCCGTGCCCGAGGCACCACCCCGCGCCAGGACGTGTGCGCGCAGTCCAATGCTGGCGCGGGCCTTGGCGCTGACCACGCCACGCACAGGCGGCAGCGTCACCTTGATGACGGCGCGCCCACGCGCGGCGATCAGCCCATGGACCTCCGCGTGCCCGAGAGCCCCAACGACAGCCGCCCGCGCGATGGCGTCGGCACGGATGTGGGCCTCGACCCGGCCCAGGCGGCCCGCCAAGCTGGCAGCAGGCTCGCTGTGCACGCGCGCATAGGCAAGCACACGGCCGCCTGCGCGGATACGTGCGTAGCCCCGTGCATCAACGCGGACGCGAACAACCTGCTCCCCGGCGGGACCGTTGATCGCAAATCCGTTGAACCTTCCGCGGTTCACGTCCTGCCGCCCGCGCGGTTACATCAGCTGCAGGGTGAAGTCCCCCGTCAGCGTCTGGCTGTCCACCACGAACACGTCATTGATCTGGAGCGTGCGCGGGCTGGCCAGCGGCTCCGAATACATGAGCGTGGCAGTGGGATCGTTCAGGGAGTCGCCCTCCAGGATGCCAATGTGCGTCACCGTGACCTGGGCCCCGCTCACCGGCGGGAACTCGGCGCGCACCGCGTTGTAGGTGCCACCGTTCACGGGCGAGGCAAACGCGCCGGTGGGCACGCGGCGATACCACGATGCGGCAACCTCGGTTCCGGCCGTGAAGGCATCGGTAGGGTCGGCCGTGAACAGCGCGAAGTACGGGGTGCGGATCGCAGGGAACGCCTGCTGGCGCAGCGTGGCGTTGATGACCGCATTGGCGAGGGAGTTGGAGAAACCGGCCATGGAGGCCTCCTGTGGTTTCGAGCACTCCAGCGCCCCGGTTACGAAAATGTGCTGCCAGGATGGCAGGCTTGTCACATGGTCGGCGCCACCTCGTTGGACGCCTTGACCTGCACGCCGAGCGCGCCCTGGAACAGCTCCAGATGCGAGGCGGCCAGCGCCTGGTTGCCAGCAAATTCGCCATCCACGGACCAGGCCCGGAACAGCATGAAGTGGCGCAGCGCATCCAGCCAGCGGGCCGGCACCCATGGCGCGGCGCTCTCGTCCGCCAGATCCACGGCAGCAGGCGCCACCACCGCACGCACCTTCACGCCCGCGCGGGCCGGCGGGTATACCAGGTACTCCCGCGGCGTGCGCATGTCGTGCATGAAGTGCTGCACCTCCAGCGCGGGCGTCTGCGAGCGCCAGGCACCGGCCACGGCGTCCAGCGTCCACAGCGCGGTCTTCGTGATGCGGCGCTGCGCGGTGTTGGCGTTGTTGGTGATGTCGATGAGCGTCAGCACGTCGGGCGGTAGCTCCTGCTGCCAGCCGGCGGCCAGCACCAGCTCGCGGTCCTGCGCCAGCTGGTCGGGCCGGTACTCGGCGAACGCGCGCTGGGCCGCATTGAAGAAGTCGAGCAGGTCGGCTCGCGTCCAGCGGACGCTCCCCTTGTCCTGCAGTTCGCGCGCCACGTCGTCCAGCAGCTGCTTTACGTTCAGAGCCATTGCGCCCTCCCCCGCGGCGTGCTCGGCGTGTGCGAGCGCCACACGTCGGTGGTTGCGTCATCGATCGCGGCGCTGAACAGCGCGAGCGCCACGGCGGCCTGGTCGGGCCGGTAGTAGTCCGTGCCGGCGGTGGCCAGCAGCTCCGCCTTAGCGCCGTCACGGATCGCCTCGTGGTAGAGCCGCGCCACACTGTCGGGAACGCTGGTGCCGCGCGTGGAGGGGATGAGCGAGGCCCGCACCTGCACGGTGCCGCCAGCCCCGAGCGCGCCGACGGTGAAAGAGGCCAGGTCAGTGGTCACGAGGTAGGCGCAACCCGCTCGCGCGTGGCGCCAGGGGTCAGCGGGCAAGCTCCCCTCCTTCGCCACCTCCAGGGGCTTGCCGTCCAGCGTGGCCGCCTCGATGCGGCGCAGCTCGGCGCCCTGGGGCAGCTCGAACGCGTATTCGGCGAAGGGCGTGCCCGACACATCGACCGGCTCCAGCCATTCCTGCCACGCGCGCGTCTTCCGCAGGAACTGGCGCGCAGCCCGGTTGATGCACAGGTGGATGAGCGGCGCGGGCGCCGTGGGAGCAGCCAGCACCAGCTCGGGCATCCAGTTGTCCCACGATGCCATGGCGCGTCAGCCCTTCACCAGGGAGGCAGCACCCGCCTTGCGCACGCGTCCCGTGGGGGCGGTGTTGTCTTCCTTGGGTAGGCCGTCGCCGGTGGAGGCCGGCACGTCGTCGTCATCGTCGTCCTGGGCGGCTTGGGCCTTCTTCGCCTCGCGTTCGGCAATGCGCTCCGCGCGCTTGGCGGCCACCTGCTGGAATTTCTGCTCGGCGTCGAACTCTTCCTTGGTCTGGAAGCCTTTGATCTGCAGCTCATCGACGTGATCCTCGTCCTGGACCTCGCACGACAGAGGGGTGCCCTTGAACACGTACGCGGTGCCGTCGTCCGTGCGGACGGTCAGCTCGCCGGTCTTGCGGGCGGGGAGCGCGGTCAAAAGAAGCATGGGGTTCTCCGGAGTTCAAAAAGGCCCCGCCGGGCGTGAACCCGACAGGGTGGGAAAGACCCTTGCGGGCCAGCACATTCAGGCGTTGGCGTACACCAGATCGACCGCGAGGAGGCCGGCGGGCGTGCCCGTGCCCACGCCGGTAATCTTCAGCAGCACGCGGCGGTCGTAGTCCTTGGGCGCCACCTTCGCGAAAGCAGCGGGCGTCAGCTGGACGTAGCCACCGGCCGCGCCGGTGTTGTTGTCCACCACCCAGACGGCGCCGCCGTCCTCGGCGGCCGTGCTGAAGTCCGTGCCAGCCGCGTTCGCGATACCGATGGAAGCGGTGAAGCCGGCGCCCAGGGCGGCCGGAGCGCGCACGTACAGGTGGACGGGCAGCGTGCCGGCGGGCAGCACGCCGATGATGCCCACGGTGCCGGCCACATGGTCGGCCGCGACCAGCTGCTGACCGCAGCGGGACACGACCAGCTCCGGGCCGCCGGGGGTGATGGCGTTGTCATAGCCCGCCAGTTGGGGGCTCTTGTTGGCGAAAGGCATGTTCGACTCCTTCTATGGTTTCAGGGGGGACCGGATCAGCGGGGGGCTGCAGCGGCATCCACGGCGAACAGGCCTTGGTCGTGGCTCACGCCGTCCCAGTTGAACGTGGTCTTCTTGAAGCCGAAGATGGAGGACGTGGTGATGACCACCTGGTTCCCGTTGTCGCGGGTTTCTTCGTGCCAGCCGTAGCGCATGCCGGTGCCCGGGCTGCCAAACGCCAGCACCCCCGCCTGTGCGCCCATGAAGAGAGCGCGCGCGGTGGACACGTTGCCGCCCGCGCCGTGGTTGTTGTGGCGGATGACGTTGCGATGGCTGTGCAGCACCACGTTGCGGTGCATGCCGAGGGCCGATCGGAACAGCGGAGACTTCGCGCCGAGCGATGCGGCGGCCGCCTTCTGCAAATCCATCCACGCGCCCGTGGAAGTGTCGTTGCGCAGGTCGTCCTCGTGCCAGGTGTGCATCACCATGACGAAGACCTCCTCGCCGTCCACCACGCACGGCTGCAGAACCGGGATGTTGGTGGAGCCGCCGCCCTGAGTGTCGGCACGGGTGCGTGCGTCGCCCACGAGCTTCAGCGTCATCTTGTCGGTGGCGTCGATGTTGGCCGTGCTGGTGGCGTCGCCTGCGAACAGCTGGTGGTTGACCGTGGGAGCGGTCAGCTTGTTGTTCGCCCGGCCTTGGTAGCCCAGCGGCAGCAGGAAGTTCTCGTTCACGCCGCGCGAGCCCGAGAGGTAGGAGAACGACAGTTCGTCCTGGAAGCGGCCCCACCAGCCAGCCTGCTGCTGCTTGGCCCGCATGCGCAGATCGTGCAGCGTGCGCTTGCGCGACATACGGCCGCCGGTGTTCACGCCGGCGCGGGCCTGGTCGATATACAGCTCATCGCTGTAGAACTTCTGCGCTTCTTCCTTGCCGGTGAGGGTGTTGTCACCTTCGACCGGCGCCATGCGCAGTTCGGTCAGCAGGTCGTAGGTGATGAGTTCACCGGCCTCGGATTCCAGTTCCGTGAGGATCTGGATGGGGGTCTTCGCGCCCTGGCCGACGGCCGCGAAACGGCGGCCGAAATAGGACTGCTGGGACACATCGAGGGCCAAGTCGCCGGAGAAGCGCTTGACGGCACGCGGGCTGTTCACGCCCGTGCTGGTTTTCGCCATGGAATGCTCCTAGAGAGGATGCGAGCACTCCAGCGCCCCGGTTGAAAAAAACTTCAGGCTTTCACGATGGCAGGCTTGGTACGGGCCGGCACCTTCTTGAAGGAAATTTCCGGCGCCGCGCACACCACCATGCGCGCGGTCTGGCCGGACTTCTCCACCATCTGGATCACCACGCCCGGCAACTCGAGAACGTCCCCGGTGCGCAGCTCCATGTGGACGCGGCGCACGGTGTCTTGTGAGGTGTTGGCAGTGGTCATCAGCCCCTCAGGTAGCGTTCGCGCTTGTCGGGCGAGAGGCCGGCCAGCGCGCGCTCGTACTCCAGGCCAGACAGCTTGTCCAGGTCCGAGAACTCGTCGCCGGATGGGTCAGCGTCACCGCCGCCACCGGGCACGTCCGCCAGGTTGGTGACCACGGCGCTGGCGTCCGGCTTGCGCGGCGCGGGAGCCGCCGTCTTGCCGGTCGCGATGCCATGCAGCGCCACCACGCGTTTGTGGCCTTCCTCGAGGAACCAGCGGTGCGGCTTCGCGGCGTTCTCCGGGGCGGCGGCCAGCGCTTTCACGAACACATCCAGATCGGCCGCTTTCGCCTGGTCCTTCGCATAGTCCACCAGGCCCAGCTCCGCCTTCGTCGCGGCGTCTGTGACGAAGGTGTTGATGGCCGACACCCACGCATTCGATTCCGCCTGCTCCTGCATCTCGCGTGCCACCTGCGCCCGGGTTTTGGCTTCGCGCAGGTCCGCACGCTGTTCCTGCAACTCGTCCAGTTTGGCGTGGTACTCGGACGCATCCACCTCTCCGTTGTCGAACTTCGTGCGCAGGTCGGTCAGCGCGGCCTTGTTGGCTGCCACCTTGTCATCGTAGTCCGCGGGCAGCTCGGCCTTGTAGGTGGGATGCGGAGCTGGGGCCGGCGCGGGCTTGGCACCGGGGACTGCCGCTGCATCTTCAGCTGGCGCGGGCGCTGCAGCAGGCGCGGGCGCATCCGCCGCTGCAGCTGCAGGAGCTGGCGCAGGCGTAGGCGAAGGGGCTGCAGCCTGGGCAGGTGCGGGCGCGGGCGCGGCAGCGCGGCCCTTCTCGCCTTCGCCCTCGCCCTCGCCGCCCTCTTCGTCATCGTCTAACTCGCCGCGGCCAATCTCACGCAGTGCAGCGTCGTTGTCCTCGTCGGGGTTGTAGTCGTCGTCTTCCATCGCCGCGCGCTCGGCGTCGGAGAGCAGGCGCAGGCGATCGTCGTCCTTGTCCATGGTCATGTTTGGCTCCAGATTCGAAGTTGTGTGGGTCAGGCTTTGGGAGGTGCACCACAGCCGGCCAGAGGCAGGCGAGCCACAAGCAGGCAGAAGATGTGCAGCAGCAGCGATACCGGCACCTCGGCAGCCTTGCCGCTCGCAGAGCGCGCGTCTTCAGAAAGGCGCAGCGCATGGAGCCTGTCGGCAGTGGTTCCATCGCCCTGGGTCAGGCCGTTGGCGAACTGGGCATGTGCGGCGGCGGACTTGCGCTGGATCTCGCGCTCGATCCAGTCGGCGCCGGGGTCAAGTACCGGCAGATTGATGGACGGAGCGCCCGACAGCTTGGCCCCCACACCGATCAACGCATAGACCAGCGCCGAATTTGCATCGACGTGGATAGGCGACTTCTTCGCCGCTTCGGCCTTCGTCGCCTGCCCCTTCTGGTAGGGCATCCACTCGCAGTAGGGGTAGGACGGAACCGGTTGCCCCTCCTGCACCAATTCGACACAGCGAAAGCTGTGGACCGCACCGTCGGAGTCGAACACCGACAGATTCACGCGGCCGTCGTCCAGGACGCTCGTGATGATCGCGGCGCAAGGCTGCTCGCCGGGCTGACGGGTGAAGCTCGTCGGCCCGCGATGCTTCGAGAGATGAAACCAGACGACCCTACCGACGGTAGGCTGGATGATGGGATTGGTCATGCGATGTGCTGCTGTAGTTGTTGGCACGCGTGAAGATGGCAGGCTTGGTACGGCGGCAACCGCCGCTCGCGAGCTGTCTTCAGCCCAGGCCGCGCTACTGACACGCCTCGCAGCCGCCCTCGCCCGACAGGTCGCAGGCCTTCCCCAGAGCGAAGTCGGCAGGATCCGGAGCGCTCGGCCCGGCTGCCGCCATCTCCTCGGCGGTGGGTGTCCCGCTCGACGGGCGGCGGCCACGAGTCACCGTGGTGGTGGTCACGACACGGCCGTGGTCGCTGTCATGCTCCGAGACCACCCCCTGCCCAATTCGTCCAGCCAGGAACAGGCGCGAGTGCGCCAGCTCCTGCACCGCATCGACCACGTAGGGCTGCACGGGCTCATGCTCGCCGACACCTCGCACGGTGATGCCGATGGTCAGGTGAAACTCGGTTTCTTGATGGGTCATGGTGTGCTTCCCTGGGTGCCGGCATCCGGCCGGCCCGGCGGGATCACCGGCCAGGCGTCCCGGAGGGTTCGGACATCAGTTGCGTGGCCTGCAGCTTTTGCTGCCATGTCGCCATACGCTGCGCGGCAGTCGTCGTATACGGCGTTGACGGCAAGGGCGTAGTCACGGCTGGTGCTGGGGGGAGATGCGGCAAGTCGCCGGGCGGCATCTGCGGCTTGGTCGCGCAGGCCGTCAGAAGCAACACGCAGCAGGTCAAGCTCCTGGCGCAGCAGCGCCTCACGGGTTCGGGCGGCATTGAGGGCTCCTTGGTACTTGGTGCTGGTCGCGTTCTCGGCGACGCGGACTCGGGCGTCAGCGGCGCGCTGCGCGGTGCTCACGTCGAGTTGAAAGGTGGTGGCCCGCAGGTTGGCTTCGCCCACCTCCGCATCCATCCGCGCGCCTTGGAATGCCCAGGCGAGCGCGGCCGCCGCGCCGGCAGCAGCGAGGTGGGTGTAGAGCGAGGGAATCACGGCTGACTCCCAGCGCACGCGGCGTACATGCGAACGATCGCCTGCGTGTGCAGCCGGCGCTCGAGGCTGGACGCTCCTGCGCGCAGCTCAGGCAGCGGCGGGCAGGGACTGCCCGAGAGTGCGGCCGCGGCCGACTCCGCCGGGACGGCAGGAGCCTGCGGTGGCGCAGCGCTGCATCCGGCCAGAAGCAGGGCCGCGAGGATGGTGGCGCGGGTCATCGGACGGCCTCCTTCCGGATGCGCTCATTGGCACGCTGGATGGTGGCGTTGATGGCCTTGCGCTCATGCTCAGGCACTGCAGCAGGCACGCCTGCAGCTTTGGCCGCCTTACCAGCCGTGGCCGCCGCCGCTTGCGCCGTCTCCGCAGCCGTGGCCGCCGTGTCGGCCGCTGCGGCAGTGAGGTCCGCGGCATGCGCTACGCGACCCGAGAGCGCGCCCAGGGCAATGCGATTGGCATCCTGCAATCGGGCGATCTCATCGAGGTGGTCCTGCCGGTCTTCGGCCAGCATCTCGCGCATGCGCTCGACGCCCGCCCAGTAGCCGATGCCGGCCCCGCCACCGACCATTCCAAGAAGCATTGCAGTCCCTGCCAGCACGGCGCGGGCCTGGTGAAGATCAGGTTTTCGCATGGACTTGCTCCGTCAGTTCGCGCACCTGCGCCTGCAGGCTCGTGATTTCCTCAGTGGCGTGCTGCAGCTGGCGCTGCATGCCCTCCAGTTGCCCCTGCAGCTTCCCGAGCGCGGTCACTGCCTCGTTTCGCTCCTTGGCGAATTCGTCCGCCCGTTTGTCTGCCTGGGCGCGCGCGGCGCGCTCGGCCTCCAGCAGCTCCTTGTAGACGTTGATCGCCGACACGCGGCCCGCGTCGTCGGCGCGGTCCGCTGCGCCCCGGCTGAGGTACTGCCGCAAGAACAGGAAGCCACTCGCGATAGCTGTCATCCCGGCGCCCAGAGCACCGAATGGCCCGCCTGGAAAATTGTTCAAGTCCGGCGAATCCATCGGCATCACTCCAGCGCCAGGCGCACGGCCTGTTCGATGAGGTCATCGGGATACGGTTGCTGTCCGTTCTCGTGCCCGACGATCGCCGACACGATGCGCGCGAGCAGGTTCGCGTCCTGGAGGTCCACCACGTCATCGACGCCTACGCCCAGGGCTCGGGCGACCTGACGCGCATAGGACCCGGTGTCGTTTTCGCTGGGCGGCGCCCAGCGGCCGATGATCTTGGCAGGGGTATTGAGGCCGTACTTCCGCTGGTACGAGAGCAGCACCTTGGCCAACGCGCGCAGACCCCAGATCGGTGCCGAAAACACCACGAACCGCGGATCGCTACTCTGGTCCGCGGCCATGCCTTGCCACCGTTCGGTGGTTCGATCGATGTTTCCGGGGTTGTGGTTGCGTATGCCCCGTGGCGTTGGGGTGGTAGTCATCGGATGGACCTTTCAATGGCGGCGGCCAGCAGCACCGCCAATCTGTCGCTGGCCGCCTGTGTGCGGTGCACGTTGTCGATTACGTCCACGGGGCCGCGGTAGTCCTCGCCCCACCCTGCGTGTTGCAGCCCCAGCTCCGCCGCCAGGGCGAGAGTCACTGCGTTGAGTTCGGCCCGGCGCGCGACGCGCTCGGGGGTGAAGAGGTCGGCCACCGGGAGGTCCACGATGCCGGCCAACACCGGTAGTCGGCCCTCCGCGCGCACGATCCGTATGGCCTCCCGCAGGTCCGCGCCGTACTGGGCCGGCGTGCGCATCTCCAGTGCGTCGTTGAGCCCGGCGGCCAGTACCACCACGCGAGCGGAGCGAGAGACCTGCGCAAACGGCGGCTGCGGGCCGCGCGGGTACGCGTCTGCCGGAGCGCCTGGCCAGGGCGCCGAATAGCCGGCGATGAGGTCCGCCAGCACCAGGCCCGACGCGCTGCGGTCATCGATCGCCCAGGCCGGGCGCAACGCCCGGAGGGTGGCCGGCATCGGCGTGGAGATCCCAGGGCCTCGCGCGATGCTGTCCCCGAAGATTTCGATCGATAGGGGCGTGGAACCCCCACCGCCACCACCGCCGCAGCCCACGAGAAGCCCCAACACCATCGCGAAGACGGCAGGCAGAAGGAAGAGGTATTGAAGCCAGTTCATGCAGTTTTCTCCTGAGGCGCCGCCTCGAATGCGGCCAGCCGTTCGTCCATGGCTTGCAGCCGCTCCTTGCTCGCCGCCTGGATCTCGGCGACACGCTCGCGCGAATCGGCTTCGATCCGGGCAACCTGCATGCGCACGTCGCCGTCAGCCTTGATCTGCAGGGTTTTGTTGGCCAGGTCGGCCTGCGCCTTGGCGAGCTGGCGGCGCACGTTTTCCAGCTCCAGGTCCGCATCGCGGCGGACCGTGGCGGCCACGCCCTCCAGTTGCTGCGCCTGGGCTCCATCCCCGCCAGCACGCAGCTGCTCGGCCTCTGCTTCCATCTTCTGGGCGCGGGCGTTGACCTCGCGGACGCGTGCCAACTGCTCGTCCAGCGCCGCACGCGCCGTGGCCTGCTGCATCTGCAGCGCCTCCGCCTGGGCCTGCATCTGCTGCTGCATTTGCTGCTGCTCCTCGGGCGTGAGGGGCTTATTCGGGTCGCGCTCGCCGGTCAGCTTGCGCATTTCGGCAGCCATCTGCTCGTGGTTGGGCAGGTCCGAGTAGTCCATGGCCAGCGTCATCAGGCGCATGGCCGTCGCGGGATCCATGCGGCCGGCCAAGTTCACCATGGACTCGTACATCACCTGGCGCAGCGTGCCGGCATAGTCCTGTTCGGACACCACGAAATCCGCAACGCTGGCCGTGATGTCGTTCAGGTAGCGCACCGAACCGTCGGCCTGCTGCTCGGGCTGATTGATCTTCACCCAGTCGAGCTTTCCCTTGTGGCCGGACAGCCGGATGACCTTCTCTTCCGTGTACCACTGCTCGATGAGAGACAGCAGCTTCTCGCCTTGGGTCTGGGTCGCGAACCGCAAGTTGTCGAAGGGCTGGGTCGTGACCACGCTTCCCTGCATCTGCCGGGCCTTGATCGCCTCGCCGCTGCTTGCGTTGGTCTGCCGGCCCAGGTTCTCGTTTGAGATGCCCGCGTTGCGCTGGATGGCCTGGGCGTCCATGGTCATCATCTGCACCTGTCCCGCCGCCATCTCGGAGTCCCGGTGGACCTCCAGCTTCTTCCCCGCCTTGTAGAGGATCACGCCGTCCGGCTGGTTTGCCTCCTCGCGCGTCTCATTGATGTCGTCCACCGCGCCGTGCTCGGCAAAAATCTGGTTCGTGCTCAGAGCGAACAGCGCCTTGCTCGCGCGCTTGTTCAGGTCGGCCTGCAGATCCCGCACGCGGCGGATCACGCCGTAAGGCTGCCGGTCTCGGCCGCGGCGGTAGCACCAGATCGGGGTCAGGCTGAAACTGTTGTGCCGCATTGGCATCGGGCCCAGCGCTAGGAGGTGGCCTTCCGTGAAGACGGCGATGTGCATCCGCATCAGCACGCGGTCCACGACGGAGCCCCCGAATGCGGCCACCACCGCCTGCAGGGCGTTGTCCCAGGGTTCTACGATCGAGCCCTTGAACGGGCCGGTGACCACCACGCGCGCCTGCACGGGCATGCGGAACTGGCATTCGATCAGCCGCACCCTGCGGCGCGGCTCACTGTCCGCCGAGCTTTGCCCGCTGGCCATGTAGCTGCCGCTGCGCGTCGAGCCCGCATAGCCCTGGTAGTTGAATTCGTCTTCCGCCCACTGCTGGGCGTTGTAGTCGCGGTCATGCTGCACGGCCCGGCGCACCACGTCTGCCCGCTCCGGGTACATGGCCGCGGCCACATCGTCATCCACCCATCGCGTGCGGAAGACGTAGCGGGCATCGCTCAGGTCCATCTCGATGGCCATGGAGTCCCACAGCACGTTCCGCCAGTCCTCGTACTTGTCGTAAATGATGTCCTTGGTCGGGTCGTTGCGCACGCCGGAATCGACCCAGCCGATACCGACTTTCACAGCGTCCTCGAAGGCGCGCGAGCGGTTGAAGGCGGACCGGTTCACGTCGGTGACGTACTTCATCACCTTGGTCTTCACGTCGGCCATCTGCACGTCGTCCTCGGTGCGCGGCAGGACGCTCCAGTCCACGCGCGACCGGCGCTCCGTGCCGATCATCCAGTCCGCCATCGGCGCCACTTCGTTGAACACCAGGGGCACCTGGCCGCGCTCCTCCAGCACCGCCGCGTCGGCGGGGTCCCACTGGTCGCCGTCGTACATATCGGCGTCGATCGCCATGTCCATGCGGTTCACGGCCTGAATGTCGCGCTCGCGGTAGTACCAGCCCAGGCACTTCTTCAGGGTCGCCCGCGCTTCCGGCCCGTCCAGCGGATGCGGCTCTTTCCCGTCCTCGTCCTGGTCGAACTCCAGCGGCGCATCGTTCAGGATGTGCTCGCCCACCCCCGTGCGGCGATGGACGCGCACCTCAAGAGCGGACATATTCCGCCCCCTTGTCCTCGATCACCACAGCCTCGGACGCGATCTCCTTGCCGTCGAGCTTCGCGATCAGCGTGCCTATTTCCTGGCCCGCGCGCTCCCAAGCTGGCTCACTGGGCATGGTGATGAGGTCCGGCAGCCCCTCATTGATGATGGTGGCCACCCGCACCCAGTTGGGACGGGAGGGTTCCAGCCCCAGGACTTCGCAGGCCACCCGGCACTGCCGCGCCAGGTACTCGGGGATGTCGTAGAGGTAGGCTGCGCTGTCCATCACCACGTACCAGGGGGCACGGGCGCGCAGGTGAGGAATCAGGACCATGGCGCGCTCGCCGTTGATCCAGGTGTAGATCGCCATCAGGTCGCCGTGCTGGCGGTGCAGGTGCGCTTTGCGCAGGTCGATACATGCAGGCATGGCCGGCAAGATGGCAGGCTTGGTACGGGCTCGGGCCGGGAAATGGTCACCTCGCGGTCGGCCAGAAGCCAGCTCAGCGCGCCATCCCGCCCCCGCGCCGCTTGACTTTCCCCGCCCTGCTGTGGGCCGCGCCCACCAAGCCAGCGTCCTTCGCCTGGGCGTACTGGCGGAAGGCGTCGGCCCCTTCAGTGCACCCGTTCGACTTGTCCGGCTTGTTGATGTACTTGCCGTCCGCCCGGCTGAACCTTTTCTTGTATCCCTCCAGCCGGCTGATGCCCTTTTTGCACCGCTCCTTATCCAGCACCACGGTCTTCATCCACTTCCGGGTCATGTAGATCCCGGTCATGAGGTCGGGGATCACGGGCAGCACCTCGAAGTCGTCATTCGGCAGCAGCTCCTCGAGCATGTCGCGGGTGGACTGGTTGCCGCGGCTGTTCAGGCGCTCCGCCGCGGCGTCGTGCGGCAGGAAGTGCGTGGCGTAGATGTAGGGCTTCTCCCGTAGCACCTGCACGTACTCCCGCAGGTCCAGCCCGTGGCCTTCCAGGTAGTCGATGAAGCGGTCTTGCCCGGCTACCGTCTGCATGAACCAGATCGCCGTGCCGTCCGAGTTGCCGATGTCCCAGAAGGTGTAGACGGGGGAATCCGCCACGGGCACGGCCAGGATGCCGCCGCGCTTGCGCACGGCCGCCATGTCCTTGGCGTAGTAGTGGCCCTCGGTGCTGATCTGGAAGGCCTCCGCCGGCGTGGACGGGTATTCCTGCCACATCTTTTCCGCGGCACCGCTGAAGTCCGCGTCCCGCGTCGCCACGTACCAGGTGCGCTGCTCCTCATCGATGACGCACGACATGGCGCCTTCGATCTCGTCGAAATATTCGTGGTCATCATCCGTGAGGTCCACAGAGCCCACGGGCAGCCGGTACTTCGGTTCCTGCCACCACGCATAGAAGTGGAAGCGGTAGTCCTTGGGCGTCAGGTCTGCCTTCGACAGGTGCATGCCCTGGCTGCGCTGGGTCATCGCGTAGAAGGGCCCCTCCCGCCCCTCCGCCGTGGACTCGATCACCAGAACGCCATTCGTGGGCACGGCGGGGATGGAGCCCGTCACCACCTCCTGCGCCTTGTCGGGGTACTTCGCGCAAATCTTGCCGAACTCTGAGACGTGCAGCCGGTGGATGGTGCCGCCGCGCAGGGAGGTTGCCACGCGCACGCTGCTGTTGTTGTGGGCGAAAAGCAGTTCGCTCGCACTGTCGCGCGCCAGGGGGAACCGCTCGCGCAGCGCCTCCGGCAGGTTCTGGTAGGCGAACTTCACCTTGTCGCGGAAGATCGCCTCCGCCGCCTCCCGGTCCTGCGCCACAATCCCGCACCGCTGGTCATCGTTGAACAGGGCATGGTCGAGCCACATGATCGCAATCAGCGTAGTGAACCCCAGCTGCCGGGCCTTCAGGATCAGGTTGCGATGCCACAGCCTGGCGATGAACCGGCGCTGGGCCCGGTTGGGTTTGAAGGGCAGCACGGCCGCGTCCTCGTCGCCGTCACCCTTCACCATGATCTTGTAGAGCACTCCACTGAAGAGGCGCCACTGCGGATCGGCCAGGCATTCGGCCAGCTCGGCGTCCGTTGCCGGCACGAAGTCGTGCGGGATGCTCTTGCGCTGGGCCACGGTCAGCCCTCGTCGTGCTCAGGATCGCGCGCCACGGGCTGGAAGGCGGACGCGCCGCTGCCGGTGATCGCCTTCAGCATCCGGGTCAGGCCATCGACCGGCGCCGCTTCCTTGTCGTTCATCCCGAAGGCCTGGCGCTCCATGTCCACCAGCTTCTGCAGGCTCTCGGCCAGCACCTTCATGGTCTTGGACCGCTCGGGCAGGCTGATCACCGCCTGATACACCTCGTTCAGGCGATCGCGTCCGGTCTTCTCGTCCGGGTTCTTCAGCAGCTCGCCCAGCTCCTCCAGCAGCACCAGGGTATCCGGGTCGGTCTGGCGTTCCAGCTCATCCAGCAGCGCGTTCGTCAGCCGGCGCGCACGGTGGATGTCGCGACGGTGCGCCAGCCGCACGTCGGCGACGGCGTGGGCGTTGGCATCCACCACCGCCTGCTCTTTGATCCTGGTATCCGCGGATACCGGAGTGGATACCGCCGCCCTGGATACCAGGGCGTCCGCCTTGGCGTGGATCTTCTCGGACAGGTCGCGCTCCCATCCGTCCCGCTTCGCGCGCTTGTTGATGGCGCCGTGCGTGATGCCGTGCTCCTCCGCGATCTGGCGCAGGGTCTTGATGCCGGCCCGGTAGTCCAGCTCGATGCGCTCCCAGTCCGGCGCGGGCTTCGAATTGCTCATGAGCCGAAGCTGTCAGGCTTGGCACGGAGACAGAGCCGAAAAGGCAACCGCGGGCGCTGACAGTCGCGCAAGGAACCCCAACCCATCCGAGACTAAAGAAAAACTCCCTATAGCCAAAAAAGTGCAGTAGAATCCACAAAACCAACTATCCAACCTTTAAACCATATAAGGATGACCTAACATGAGCCTTACGATGCACCAACTTGACGATTTCATTGATACGACCATCAATCGGATGTCTGGCGAGAGCGGTGTTAAGACCGGCCGTTTCTATGTTGAACTCCGTTCTCTCCAGCAGCGCGTCACCCAGAATTTGGTGGACCAGTGCATTGCTCTGTGCGCTCGCCGCGGCCTTCAAGCTGAACGCGACGGCGACGGCCTGATTGTCCACGTCAATTTGGACACCTGCGCCTTGAACCCGCAGCAGTCGGCAGCCTACAACGTGGCTCTTAATTACACGCGACGCATTCACGGCAACTTCATTTGAAATGTCTTGCCAGCGGTATCTTCTTCACTATTTTTGAACGGAGTGGTTGGCACCGCGCCTACGCCCTATACCAGCCCGCCTGTGCGGGCTTTTTCGCGCCCTCCTGCCGCCGTACTCGCGCGAGCACCTGCGCTAACTGCCGGGCGATCTCCATTCCCAGCCGCCTTTCCAGCCAATCGGTTGGCGCGCGGTAGAGGGCGTCTTCGGAAATGGCGTAAACCACATCCCCGCCGTCCAGCGTCACACGCATGTGAATCTGGGAATCGAGGTCTCGCGAGCCGGGCGGGCGGCTCTCGAGGTCCACCAGCAGCGTGCACATGCGTTGGACCTTCAGCGTAGCGTCTTCCTTGGCGACGTTCGCTGTGATGTCGTCCACATCCATCCGCATCTGCGGCCCCGGCCGCGGCACGGCCTCGAAGTCACCGCCAGCTCGGCCGAAGGGATGCCGGCCCGCATGTTTCGGCGGCAGGGCGATGGAGGTGCCCAGCATCTCGCGCGCCTCGTCCAGCACGTCCTCGAGGGCGTGCACCTCCTGCCGCATCTTTTCGGCGCGGCTGGCCTGGCCGCGCGCCGCTTCAAGGCGGGTTTCCGCCAGCTGCTGCGCCGCCTGCAGGGCCTCTCGGGCCCGGCGCCGCTGGTTGCGGCCGAATCTCTGTGCCATCGCTCAATTTCCTTTCAACTTGTAGCGCGCCACAGGCTTGCGCCCGGGCAGTTCGGCCGTCTCGGCCAGGATGAAGCCCTGCCCCGCCAGGTACTGCAGGGCCCAATCCACCTCTCCCTTGGAGCGGCCCAGGGCCAGCACCAGTTCGACGTGAAAGAACCAGCGGAGGGGATGCAGGCGGAGGAAGCGCAGCAGCACGTCCGTCCCGCTGCCCGGACGGATCACGCCGGCCGGCCGAGGGTTCGTGTGCTGCGGACGCGGGGGTTCCTGGCGGGCACCAATCTGGGCCGCCAGCCAATCCATGGGGTCATTCATCGTCATCAGGAAGGAAGGTCCACGAAAACAGGCGTCCGCAGGGACTTCGGCCAAAGCCCCAGCGCCCAAATCTGCCGTTGGGTGTCCGCTACCCAGGCGCGTTCGATCTCACGGCGAGCCAGCTTCGTGAACAAAGCCCCCTGATCGAACAGCGCATGGCAACCGCGCACGCCGGGCCGGTCCATGCAGAGAGGGAAGCTCTCGAGGTCGCACACCTTGAGCGATGCGCCCTTGCCCGTGTTCGCGTGCGCACACTGGCTCAGCCCGGGCACGCCACAGAACTTGCAGGGCAGCTGGGCCACCAGGTGCCGGTAGAGGCGGCTGCGCACGAACACAGTCTTGGGCACCGCGAGCGCTGGCGAACCACACGGCGCGTGCACCGCCGCCCGTGGCGTCACCTCCGCCATGGCGCGCGCAGCGCGGGCGGCCAGGCGCACCTCGCGATCAGGTGCCGGAGCGGCCGGCCGGGGCGCGCGGCGAAACCCAGTGCGGCGCATCACGCTGCACCTCCGCCGCCCTGCTCTGCCGCCTTGAGCCGTTCCAGCTCCTTTCGCGCGCGCTCCACCAGGTTGGCGTTGATCTGCCGCTGGAAGCGGATGACGCAGCTGGCCAGGTACTTCGACTGGGCGGGCGTGAGCTGCTTGCCGCGCCGCGTCTGGGAGAACCAGACCATCGAATCCACGAACTTCAAGCAGCTGCAGCGCGGCGGGAACTTGACGCGGGCCAGCGCGGTTGTGAAGGTCAGCTCCGTGTCGGTCATCGAGCAGCCCCCGAGGCGGCCGCGATGCGCTGCCGAGGCAACCGTGGCCGCGGGGGACGGCACGCCGCGAAGTAGACGTAGGCCACCAGCCCCACGCCGCTGACGACGCTGAACAGCATGTACCGCCGGACCTCCAAGCCAGATGCGAGTAGCAGCACCAGCAACGTCAGGCGGACCAGCAGCAAGGCCAGAAGCCCCCAACGCAGGCCGCTCCTGGCCCCCATGGCGGCGAGCACTACGGGTTCGCGCGCCACGAGGAACAGGACCACGATGCAGCCCAGAGAGAGCCCGACCAGCGCCAGGCCCACAGCTCCCCAATCCTGCTCCAGCGCAGCGCCAACCAGCGTCAGCACGGCCATCATGAGCGCGCACTGCTCGGAGAGCCATCCGGGGCTGCGCTGCACCCAGTCCACGACGTGCTGGTGCTGCGCCAACAGCCAGCGATCGAATTCACGCACCATTCGTCATACCTCCCAAGATTTCTCCGGTGTCCGGATCGACGTTCATCTGCTCCCACTGGTCGAACGTCGCTGGGAAGATGACGCCCAGCTCTGTCGCCGCCCAGGCGCTCACGCGGTCGATGTATTCGCTGTACGCCCGCACGCCCAGGTCTTCGGTGCTCACCCGCTGCCGGCGCCGCGACTTCCGCCCCGTCACCGGGTTGATGGTGGTCACGGTCTTGTGGCCCAGGAACTCGCGGCGGATGTGCTCCTTCCAGACGGCCAAGGGGAAGCGCTGCCCGCCCGGCATGGCCTGCCGGGCGATGCTCTGCAGCACCACGCCGTGCAGGTAGCGGCGCTGCCGGTCGGTCTTGTCGTCCTCGTACAGCCGGGCCTCGATCACCAGGCGGCGGCCGGCGCGCAGCTGCTCGCCCGCCCAGGGCAGGAAAGAGGCCTTGCAGTTGCGGGCGCCCTGCTCGGCGTTGTGCCAAGTGGCACGGAACTGGATGTCAGGCATGCGCGCCCTCCTCGAAAAGATCCCGGGTCCGCCGATCGGCAACCGGGGATGGAACAGCGGAGGCGCCGGCAAGCCGCAAAGCCCCAGCACCCTTCCGGGCCTTGTCCATGAGCCCCGCGCGGCGCGCGCAATGCGGGCCGACGGGCATCAGGCCGATGAACAGCGTGGGCCGGGCCATGGGCCGCCCGCACAGGCAGCAGTGCATCACCGGCCTCCCTTGCGCAGGTCGGCGGCGCGGCGGTAGGGCCATGCGACCATGCCGGCATCGCGGCTGTGCTCGTTCGATGGGCCCGCCCACCCGGTGATGCGCGCGAACGCATCCGCGTTCAGCTTGCCGCCCTTCCCGGCGGGGCTGATGCTGTGGGCGGGTATGCCCAACTCGCCGCACACTTCGGTGATGAGGCCGCACCACGCGTCAACGGTGCCCACGTTGCGGGCCATCTTGGCGCTCGCCGCCGCGCTCTTGGCGCGCGTCCAGACGTGGCTCTGCAGCCGGGAGTCCTCGAAGACAACCCGGTCCGGCATGCGGTCGCGGATGGTCCGCTCGATGTGATGCGGCGGAATCGTCTCCAGGCGGGTCAGCTCGCCGTCCACGTAGGTGGCAACGCCCGTGTGAGCCCCCGGATCCATTCCAAGGATCAGCGACATGGGGCCCTCCCGCAGAAGAGCGCCAGCGCTTCGTTCTGACGCGCCTTCATGTCTCGCAGGGCTGCGCTGGGCGTTGCACCGCAGCCGGTGATGGACAAGGCGAACAACCCACGCTCCACGCATATCCACCGGCCGCCCACGAAGCGGATCAGGGGCTTCGGTCGCTTCAGCATGCCGACCTCCCGCCCAGCCCCGCGAACGGGCTCGCCACCACGTAGTCGCGATAGCTCCGGCCGGCGCGGGCGTCCTGCACCACCGATTTGGTCTTCCCCAACTGGCGCGCCAGCTCGGCACCCGTGAGGGGGCTGGTGCGGATCAGCTCCACCTGCTCGGGGGACAGCGACCCGACCTTGTGCCGGATGGCGGCCGACACCAGCCGGCCATGCTTTTCGCCGCCGAAGCCGATGGAGGCGAAGGCCTTGCGCATCGCAGCGCCGCGCGTCACCTGCTTGTGGTGCTCATGGTTGCAGCAGCCCGGCGTCTCGCACGTCCCGGTGAGCGTGTGGCCTTTCTTCAGCTCTTTCCCGTGCACGGCCGTCCACAGCACGATGTCCACGCGTTTGACGTTGCCGTCGTGGCGCGTCAGGGGGTGGCCCTGCGGGCTGCGCGCGCCGCTCCAGCGCAGGCAGTCGCATCCCACTGGCTCGCACCGCAGCAGGATTTCCTGCTCGATGTCGGCGGGCGTGCGCACGTAGTCCGGCAGCACGTAGCGCCAGCTGCCGTCCACGCCGCGGATGTTGACCTTGCCCGCGCGGCGCAGCTTGTGCACGCGCTGCCGGGTGTACACGCGGCCGCGCCCCGTCAGCTCCGCCAGGTGCTCCAGCCGCATGGGCTGGTGCTGGGCGATCAACGCGAGCAGATCACCGTCGTAGGGCTCGGGCCGCGAGCCCCCGGGCGCGATGTAGCGGCCGAAGGGCACCCACTTCCGATGTCCATTGAACGCCGCCAGCTTGATCCGCTGGGCCCGCGCCATCCTGCGCAGCACCAGCCCCATTGCCAGCTCTGGGGACTGTGCCAGCTCCGCCAGCTCGCGGGTGCTCATCTCCTGGCCGGTAAGGGCCTTGAGGATTCGGGCAGGCTTCCAGGGGCACCGTGCGATCAGCACGTCCACGGCCACCCATGCGGTGTCCTTCTGGGGCTTCGTGGCGACCGGCCGGGCCAGCAGGCGCTCGCGCGCGTCTTCCAACACGATGGCCAGGCGCTCAGCGTCCCAGCCCGTCGCGGCGCGCAGCTCGCTCTCGCGGGCGGAGCCCCCGGCAGCCGTCAGCGCCTGCAGCAACTGCGTGCGGGCCTTCTTCGTAGTCATGCATGCCCCCTCTCGCGCGAGTTCGCAGCCAGGGCGAGCACTTCAGCCATGGCTCGCCTCCTTTTGGGCCACGTCCACAGTGACCCACTCGCCCGTTTCCTTGATCTGCAGCTTCACCTGCGTGCACTCGCCTACTGCTCCATCGTCCACCCAGGTGAAGCCGATAGACTGCGCACCCTCTTGAACAGCGCACCGCGCATAAATGCGCCAAACCACCAGATCCGGCAGCAGCCGGGCGAACTGTTCGTCATCAAACTGCAGCAGGTCGTTGATGCTGCGGATCTCGTACTGCTCAGCCATGAGCAACCTCCTTGCGCACGAAGCGCAGCTTCCCCACGGCGTTGCGCTCGAGCAGGCCGTGGCGAATGAGTGCGGCGACGTGGGTGTCCGCCGCGTTAGAGGATTTCCAGCCGAACTCCTTGGCGACGAACGCCACGGGCGGGAGCTGGTCGTTCTCCGTGAAGAACTTGCGCATGAAGGCAAGCACCTCCAGTTGCCGAGGCGACGGCCCGACGTCGGGTTGCTGGGTCACGCTGCACCTCCTGCCTGCTGGGCCGCCAAGTGCTCGTTCACCTGGCGCTGAATCTCGGCCTTCCTCTCCTGCAGAGCGCGGTGTTCTTCCCGGACTGCGCGATCGCGGGCTTCCTCGTCCGCGCGCCGGCGGTCGGCCAGGGTTGCACGCAGTTCAGCCAGGCGGGCGCGCACATTCGGCGGCGCGCCCGGAAAATCCACCGCCTTGCCCTCCAGCAGCGCCACGGCATCGATGGCGGGCGCCGCGAGCTTCAGCACGCGGTGCTTGTCCGCGGCCTCCGCGCTGATCCGGCCCAGCTGCACCGCCTTGTCCAGCGCCACCTCGCGGCCGTCCTTGTCCCAGCCCAGGGATACGCTTACCTCCGGTGGGGTGCGGCTGTCGCGGGCAATCCGCACCAGCCGCTCGTAGGCCGCGATGAAGGCCATGCGGGCGCCCACCATGTCGCCTTCGGCGGCGAGAGACTTCGCCACCAGCCACGCATCCGACATTTCGTTGGTCCACACAACTGTGGCCCGCTCGTCCATCGCCTCGACCGCCAGGGCCCAAGCCTCGTTCGCAGCCGGCCGGCCCATAACCTCATCGATGCGGTCCAGGATCGACTTCGGCGTGAGGCGGCCGGTGTGCTCGTTCCGCAGGCGGGACAGCGCCCGGCCCAGCACCTCCTTCGGATAGCTGCTCAGGTCATCGGCCAGCATCGCCGCCGCAGGGGGCGTTATGGGGAAGCCGAGCAATTCGGCAGTGCCCACCAGCTGCTCCAGCAGCCATTCCATGTCGTTCTCGTTCAGCATGCGTTCGCCTCCGCGCGGCGTTGCCGCAGGATCGTCATGGCCTCACCGGCCGTGTCGTAGTTGGCTTGGGATTGGTCCACCTGCTTGGCGCGGGTGCTGGTGATCGCCGCACCGTTGAACCACTGGGTGCGGTAGCCCTCGGCGCGTGTCAGGAGCTGGCCGAAGTCGTGGACCAGGCGCACGACAAATGCCTCGTTCACGGCGTCCACGAAGAAGGCAGCCACGGCCGGTGATTCGTCATGCCCGATGCGCTGCACGAACTGCTTCACCTTGGCGTTCACCGCCTGATTGCGCACGGGCTTGGTCTTGTAGCGTCGCTGGTAGGCCTCGCTGTACGCCGCCCAGGTCTGCCGGCATGCAGCCTGCAGAGCGGTTTCCTTCTCGTCCACCGGCTCGGCCTTGACCTTCGGCGCGGTCGGCGCAGCCGGCTGCAAGATGGTCAGTTCATTGGTCTGTTCAATGGTCTGTTCTTTGCCCCTAGCCGCATCGGCTACGGGGGGGGTAGCCGATTGGGCTACGGGTGGGGTAGCCGGATCGGCTACCGTAGCCGATTGGGCTACCGTAGCTTCTTCGGCTACCGTAGCCGGATGGGCTACCGTAGCCTGTTCGGCTACGGTTTCTTCAGGGCTGCACAAGGTGTAGCGGCTGGCCTTCGAGTGCCCACCGCTGCCTACCTTTTTCAGCCAGCCGAGCCCCACCAGCGCGGTGGTGGCGGCGCTGATGTTCGATGGGTGCATGCCGGTGCGCTCGGAAATCTTCGCGCGGGAAGGCCACACGGTGTCCGTGACCTTGTTCCGGAACGAAAAGAGCGCGATCAGCACACGCGTCTGCTCCAACGTCAGCCGCTTGTCCAGAATCACCTCGATAGGCACCAGGGAGAATTGGCCTTCCGTCACGCGAGCGACCTCCCGCGGGCGTACACGCGCCCGCCGGCCGTACCGTGGCCCTTCACCCTGGGCGCGTAGCCCACGGGCTCCAGCAGCCCCTGCTTGATCGCCTTCGCGAACACCGGGCCAAAGGCGCGATCGTCCGGCGGCCGTAGGCCGGCCAGCTTGGCGGAGTTGGTGATGTCCTCGCCGCGCAGCGTGGCGCCGGCAGGGGCTGCCAGCATCGTCTCGCGGATGTGCGCCAGCGCCAGCTCGCTGAAGCCGGGGGCGTCCTCGTTGGCGCGCTGCTCCGCCCGGGCTCCGGCCTCAGTCCCGAGCTTGCGCGCCATGCGCGTGCGGGTGATGAAAGGTACGCCAGCCATCACGCCACCTCGCCCGATTCGGGGGCCCCAAACGGCCCTACCAGCTTCGCGATGGCGTCTGCACACTGCGCCTCATGACTGATTTTTTCAATCACCATCTGTCGGTAGGTCTTACCGTGCACCAGCGCGTACACGCAGTCGCGCAGCACGTTGGCGGTGTCGGTGCGACGCAAGGCGCAGTGCTGCAGGAACAGCGCATGCGTGTGCTCATCGACCTTCGTCTTCAGGTCGTTCTCGAGCTTTCCGAGTGGCCCGGAAATGCCGCGTGCGAATTGAGGAACGTGGTTCCGGTTAGGCATGAACCACCTCCCCAGCCGGTGGCGCTGCTGGCTCCGCTGCAGACGATCTGATGTAGGCCCAGTCCACGTCCGGGCGCAGGTCTTCACAGCGCACTGCCCCATCGTTGAGGCGTTCGAGCACGGGGCAGTGCTCGGCCGGTAGCTGGCGCTTCCCATCGCGCCAGAAGCACACGGCCTGCACCGTGCACCGCAGCTCGTGGGCCACCTTTGCGGGGCCGCCCGCCCCTTGGATCGCTCGTTGAATCGCGTTCATGCGCGAATTCTACATGTGTAGATGTGCAATTTCAACGAATGTATCTGGCGCTGGTTCTACATTTGTTTAGTCTTCGGGTATGGCACTCGGCGCACGCATCAGGTACTACCGCAACAAGGCAGGGCTCACGCTCGACCAACTCTCCGAGCTTTCAGGCGTGGAAATGGGCACGATCAGCGCCCTCGAGGTCCGCGACAGCACCCGCTCGGCATACGCGCGCAAGATCGCTTCAGCGCTGGGGCTCACGGTGGATCAATTGGAGGACGAGTCCGCGGACCACGACGTGGGCCCAGTGAAGGCAGCTCCGGTGCGTGCAGCCGAGCCTGACCCCCCCTATCTCGAATTGCCGGGCGATGGCCACGAGGCCGGCGAACTGGTCATCACCCAGTACCAGGACATCGGCGGCGCGATGGGGCATGGCTTCAATCTCACCGACAATCCGCCCGGGCATATCCGATCGTGGCGCGTGACGCCCGAATGGTTGAGGCTCAATGTTCCCAACCACACCGGGGTGAAAAACCTCTCCATCGTGACGGGGTTCGGCCCATCGATGAAGCCGATGTTCAACCCCGGCGACCCGCTCCTAGTGGACACCGGCATTCGAGTCATCGACCACGAGGGCGTCTACTTCTTCCGAGTCGGGGACGAGGGCTTCATCAAGATCATCCAGCGTGTGCCCCAGTTCGACGGGCCGGGCATCATCCTGCGGGTCATCTCGAAGAACCCGGACTATCCCCCCTACGACCTTTCCCCCAAGAACCCGCACTTCGAGGTTCTGGGCAAAGTCCTGACCGTCTGGCGAAGCGAGCAATACTGAACAGCGCCATGAAAAAGCTGAGCAGCACAGGTATTGCCGTTGCCGGGATAGTCTGGCTCGCCCTGGTGTTCGCTCTATCTGGCGAAGCGGCCTGCCTTCCCCGGGCCTGCGATCGAGGCGACCTGATCCTTGCAGGGATTGCCGGGGCAGCCATGGTGGCACCAGCCTACTTCGCCACCCGGATGCTGGCGTCCGTCTTTCCTCGCCTCAACGATCCTGGCGACCCTTCGCGTTGACGGGTGCCCGCTCCAACCCACCGCCCTCGGGCGGTTTTTTTTCGCCTTCTCAACAATTGTTTCTACACTTGTTGACGAACCAACTTCTACGTTTGTAGAATTCATCCCAGGCAGTGACACCTCGTCACCCGCCCAGGGCCCATCGATCGCGAGCAGCCCTCTGGATCTTTAAAAAGAGAGCGATGTGATGGGCGGCGGCGTGGAAGCCAAGTCTTTGGGGTTCGACTTCAGGGAAAGACACGCACGGCAGATTGACGTAAAGAGCCCGGCTCGCCGGGAAATTCATCCGGTCCGTACACGCGGGAGCAGGAGTAGCGCCCTGCCCGCCCTTCACATCGTTCTCGCACTGGAACCTGCGGATCGCAACCCGGTGGAAATCCACCAGATTGCGGCAGCCCTTCGATGGGAAGTGGGCGTACACCGGTGGCGTGACGTACCGGGTGAGGCGGCAGAGAAGCGCGCGGCCAAGAACAGCAACACGCAACCAGGTGGTGTACAGCGGAGGTCGTTCCCTCCCACCTGCAGCCCTCCACGAGGGCAAAAACCGAAGCCACCTTTCCCCGAGCCGGCTTCGGTTTTTCCAGGAGATGAACATGCAGATCAGCGAAGCGAAGATGGCCGGCGTCGAGGCCTTCCGGGCGGGCAAGGGCAGAGCCCCGGCCCTGAACCCCGGATTCGTCACGCGTGCCATCGAGGCCGGCAACCTGTTGAACCTGATGGATGCCTACCTGCACGGGTGGACCATCGCTTCGCTGGCGCACGATGCGCCGCTGCCTACCATGCCCAGTGTGGTGGAGCTGGCCCAGATCGAAGCCGCGGCGGCCTGACGGCGGCCGCCTCTCCCAACAGTTTCCAGCCGCGCCGGGGGCTCTCCTCCCTCCCTCTCTCTTTCCCCGGCGAGGTCGCATCCCGCGATCACGGCTCTTTTACACCGCAGTGCGCACCTGTCGCGCAGCGAACTCTTTTTTCGGAGGCTGAAACTATGCCAGAAGGAAATAAAAGAAGTAGGTTCGAATGGAATGATGTCGCTTTAGAAATACTGCGATCAGGGTATGGATCCGTTGCTGCCGATGTTCTTGCTGAACGTATTGGATGCACCGTCAGCGCCGTTTACCAAGCCGCCAACAAGCGGGGGATTCGCAAGTTGGAGCGCAGTGTCGGAAACCCCGGGATTGATGGTTATCCGATTGGTCACGTCCGGCGGGACCGCCATCACGGTTTCTACGAAAAAAAGATTGCCGCCACCGGAAACCGCCGCTCCGACTGGCGACGGTTGGACTTGCTGGAATGGGAAGAAAAAAACGGCCCGGTCCCCGAAGGATTCATTGTTTACTGCCCCCCCGGCTTGGAGAGAACCCCTGAAAATCTGTCAATCCGGAGGGCGAAAATCTCGACAGAAGAGAAGGAACTCCTTCATCTAAAGGCGGAGTTCAGCAGGAGAATTGCCGAGCTAAAGCGGCTGAGTAGGACGCCAGTCGCCCTAACCACGCCCCAGCCTTGCCAAACCTACACCGCCGCCGATGACGCGCTGATAGAGCAGTTATGCGATACGCATACCCACGCCCAAATCGCCGAGCGACTGGGGCGCAGCACTAAGTCCGTAGGAAACAGAATTTACCGCCTCCAAGGAAAGCGGTAATTTATGGACAGCACTGATTTCTTAATCACCAAACAGCGTTTGGAAAAAGCGCTTGCTGCGATGGACAGCGGCAATTCCAGCATCGAGAAAGCACTTTTGATTGGAGAAGTTGCGCGAACTGCAATAGACGCGCTACTCCTCGACACACGCAACCCATTACCCAGGAGGAACCATGACCCCGAGCAAGACCAAAGGCAAGAACATCGATCACCTGCGCGAGACGCTTTTCCGGCAGCTCGACAACTTGGTGGACCAGGACAAGCCGGTTGACCTCGACCGGGCCCGCCTCGTGTGCGACACGTCGCGCCTGCTCATCGAAATGTCCAAGGTTGAAGTGGAATACGCCCGCGTGGTCCAGGGCGCAATCACGCTGCCCTTCATCGAGCAGCAGGAAGGCAGCGAAGAGCGGGCCCACCCGGAGTTGCCTCCCCCGCCGCCCGGAACCGATCCGGCCCTGTCTCCGGAGGACCGGACGATCCAGGCCCTGAACGCGGGCCCAGCGCCGAACCATCCGTGGCGCAACCTGGGCTCTCGCGTGCACCGCATGGAGCACTGAGCGCCCCACCCTCTCCTCCCTCGGCGGCCCCGTGCCGCCTTTCGCCCGGCCTTCGTGCCGGGCTTTTTTTTACCCCCCCCCGGAGAACCCGATGCGCTCCACCCCCAGCCCCAACTACACCACCGCCGCCGGCCTGGTCCTCGTGCTGCTCGCATTCCTCTGGGCGCAGCACGACGACACGCGGGCCGCAGAGGCCGAAGCGAACGCCCCGGTAGTGGCCGCCGCCCAGGCACACCGCGACCTGACGGCGCAACGCGCGTGCGAGCCCGGCGCCACCGCCGTGTGGATCGACCGCAGCACCGTCGAATGCCTGCGCGAGCGGCCTTGACCAGCACCAGGAGGCACCCCCATGCACCAGACTGCCACCACCCCCGGCTACGCCGCCGCATCCGTCCTGCCGGGCGGGCGCGGGCCCGCACTCCACGTCACCGGCTTCCAGCTGCGCGATGCCCTGAGCCTGATCGCTCCCGATGGAACCGCAGAACAGCTGTCCGCAATGCTCTGCATCCAGGCCGGGCCCGAGCGCCAAACGGCGCGTGGCGTTGAGCCCCAGGGGCTCTACTGCTGGATGAGCCAGTACCCCGAAGAGGGCACCGTCCGGCTGGACGAAACGGCCAATCCAGACGTGGAGCAAGCCAGCCACGGCTCGGATGCCGTGCGCGTGGCGCGCCGCCTGATCGCCGCGGCCCGCTGGCTGAACCGCCATGTCGATTTCCGCAACCTGTCCGACGCACGGGAAGACGCCCACGCGCTGGCGAACCTCATCTTGCGCGAGACGAAACCGCTGATGGACGCCCACATGCGCACTCTCACCAGCATCAGGACGGAGGGGGCAGGCTGATGAGCACACGCATTTCCATGTACCCGCCTGGCGGATCCGCCGGCCGACGCAGCGAGCAACCCGAACGCCGCCGCGAGCAGCAGCCCCCTGTGGCTCCGCCGCCTGCGGATAGTGCACCCGCGATCGCCGCCATGCAGGCACGGGGCTACGCCGCAATCGGACTACACCGTCCGAAGAACGTGCTGAACATGGGCGAGGTGATGCGGGCGGCGGGGTGCTACGACGTTCGCCTCGTGGCCGTGGCGGGCCATCGCTTCGCCCGCGCACCCACCGATACGCAGGAGGCCTGGAAGCACATCCCCACCATCGAGGTGCCGGCGTTGCTGGATGCCATGCCGGTGGGCGCCGTCCCCGTGGCCGTGGAGTTCATCCCCAGCGCCACGCCCCTGCCGCAATTCGTGCACCCGGAGCGCGCCTTCTACATCCTCGGCCCGGAGGACGGCAGCCTGCCGGCGGAGATCGTGCAGCAGTGCCGCCATGTCGTATTCGTGCCCACGCGGTTCTGCATGAACCTCGCCGCCACGGTCAACGTGCTGCTGTACGACCGCCTGGCCAAGCAGCCCCGGCGGCCAGGCGTTCGCCACAGCAGCAGCTCCGAAGCCCCGGTCGCGACGGCCTGACCGCCCTCCCCCCCCCGCCTGACCCGCGCGGGCCGGGCGAAACCCCACCTTCAAGAAAGCCCATCCATGAATACCAGCGCACACGCCGCCCCGGAGGCTGCGACCCACACGACGGCCGAACTGCTCCTCCACCTGACCCTCGCCTACAGCGAACCCGGCAACGCGGCGTTCCCCGACGCACAGGCGCGGATCCGCAAGGGGTTCGATGCCGTCATTGCCGCACTGCGGCGGCAGCCCGGCATCCCCGCGGCCGACATCGCCGCGCTGGTCGATGCCGCCGCGGCGGGCGCGCGGTTCGATGAGATCGCCGCGCCTGTCGCGGGGCTCACGAGCAAGCTCCCCGATGAGGAGTTCTTCAACGCCCTGCGCGAATCGGGCATGTTGGACGGGCTGGACTTGCGCGAGCGGCCGGCACCGGCCCTGCCGCCCCACCACCCGAAGTTCGTGGAAGCGATGGAGCGCCTGAACGAACTGCAGGAACTGCATGGCGACGCCGTGGTGCAGATGCCGGAGAACCGGCAGCTGTGGGACCAGGCTGTGCGGCACGCGCCGCCGCTGTTCCTGCAGGCCATTCGTGAGGTCGCCGCGGAAATGAAGATGCTGCCCGAGACGAAATTCGTGGACGCCAGCGGCCAGCCCGTCTACTCCGCCGAGCAGATCGCGGACATGTTGGGCATGCCGGTGAACGAAGTGCTGAACGACATCGCAGAGCTGTTCGGCGATCGACTGCCCGAGCGCGACGTGTTCCCGGTGCAATGAGCCCCGTGAGCCCCAGCAGAAGGAGCAAATCATGATTCCCCACACCACTGATGCACGCGCGCGCCAGGCGCTGCGCGACCTCGAGCATGCCGTCGGTGCGTTGGAGCGCCTGCGCACCGATGACCAGCACAAAGACATGGTGCTGGCCGGCCAAGGCCCCGCCATGGACCTTCTGGCGGAGGCTCGGCGGAATGCGCGCGCCGTTCTGAACGACACAGCCCCGCGGCATGCCGAGAAGCCCGCCGAAACGGCGATGGTCGATGCTGCCATGACCGAGATGCAGCACATCGTCCCGCCTCTGACGCGCACCCAGTGCAGCCGGCTGGTCCGCGCGGCCATGGCGGCAGCCGGCGGTGCGGCAGCAGCAGCCCCCCAGCGCCCCGCCCTCCCCAGCACCGGCGAGCAGACCGAGGCGCGGAAAGCAGCGGCAGCGCTGGCCACCCTCATCGAGGAAGCTCAGGGCCACGCCATCGCCATCCCGCCAATGGCCGCCACCGCGCTACGCACGGTGCTCCACGCCGCGCCGCCGGCTCGCGAGAAGGTCTACCCCCTGCTGCCCAAGCCTGACCATTCCGTTGACGGTGGCACGCAGACCTTCTACCGCCCAGACCAGATGCGCCGGTACGCGGACGACACGGAAGCGCTCCGTGATGCCTCCGCCGAGCACGGGCCCGTGTACGTCACCCGGCTGCACGTCACCGAACTGCACGGCACGCACCACCGGGATGGCAGTGTGCGCGGCGCGTGGTCGCGGTCCTACGACACGCTGATGCAGAGCCGGCTGCCGCCGCGCTGGATAGACCGGCTCCCACAGCGCGCGGCCCGGGCGGACATGGCAAGCAAGGCGGGCGCCGCAGCCTGCCCTTCGGACACTGAAAGGACCATATGAACGACAGCAGCACCACCGCCAGCGGCGCAGCGCAGCCCGACCTGCGGACCGTAGTGAACTTCCTGTGCGGGAACGGCATGCTCCTCGGCCGCTGGTTTTTCGACGGCCCGCCGGCTGGAGAGAAGGACAGGTATTGGTGGCGGAACCACCTCCGAGCCTCGTTCGCGGCAGCGGAGCGGAAGGCGTATTCGCTCGACGCAGATCCGGACGGCATCCGTGCGCGCGCCGCCGACGCGATCATGGGGGCCCTGGCCTTCAGCGCCCAGGGCGCTGACCCGCCTCCGGAGGGCCACTGGCTCACCCCCTTCTGGGAAGCCGCGCAGGCAGAGGTTGCTGCACGCGCGCGCCTCGCGGCGGCCGGCCGGGAGGTCGGGCCCGCCTCAGACGCACGGGAGCCGGCATGCAAAGCCTGCGACGACACCGGGATGGCTGTTCGCTGCTACGACGGCGCGAGCATCACCCATGTGTTCGATTGCGATCAGTGCTCGCGGCCCGCTCCCGCGCCGGCTTCCCTCACGCAGGACATGGAATCCGTGTTGATCGACGGCGTGGCCTACCAGACGCCGGCGCCGGTGGCCGCCGAGCTGCTGGGCCTGCACCTGGAGGTCCGGGCGCTTACCGCCTTGGCAGCAGAGGCCTCCGATGCCCCTCCGACGGCGCGCAAGCCGCTGACGGATGAGCAGATCGATGGCTTGGCGGTTGACTCGGACGGGCTGCCAAACAGCCACCTGGAGTTCGCCCGCGCCATTGAGGCCGCCCACGGCATCGAGCCATGAAGAGCCCCACTACAAACCGCCTGCGGCTCTCGCACGCCCAGCGCAACCTGCTGCACGCCCGGCTGCAGGGCCGCATGCCAGCTCACCGACCCGAGACGATGCAGGCGCTTCATCGGCGCTGCCTCATCGCGGGGATTGACCATCAACCCACCCCGGCCGGGGCGGCGATCTTCGCCCCCAGGCCTGCTCCACCAGGAGGACCGTGATGGCGCGATTCATCCGAATCCCCAAGTTCTGCCTCGACACCGGCTACACCGACCGCGCAGTGGAAACCAAGATCCACCGCGGCGTGTGGGTCGAAGGCAAAGAGTACGTCCGGGCCCCGGACGGGAATGTTCTGATCGATATGGAGGGATACAACCGATGGGCCGCAAAGCATCATCCGGAGGTGTTAGACCACGCGGCAACCGCATAGAGGTCCGCTTCACCTGGGAGGGCAAACAGGTTTCGCCCACGCTGGACCTGCGGCCCACGGCCGCCAACCTGAAGCACGCGGCGCGACTGCGCGCGACGATCGTGGAGGAGATCAACCAGGGCAAGTTCCGCTTCGCCGAGCACTTCCCCGACTACAAGAACCTGACGGCCGTGCAGCCCGCCACGGATGAGGAATCCCGCCTCTTCCGCGACTGGGCGAAGGTGTGGGGCCGGCTTTCGGCCCGTGGGCTGGAGCACTCCTCGCACGCCGTCTACCTCCGCCATCTGGCCGCCTACTGGCTCCCGGTCTTCGGCCACCTGCCGCCGGAGCGCATTACGCACGTCATGGTGCTCGAGCGACTGGCCGACCTGTCAGCCCCCCGCCTGGACGAGAAGACGGGCAAAACACGCCGCGCGCTGGCACGCAAGACGCAGAACAACATCTTGATCCCGCTGCGGGGGGTGTTCGAGCTGATCTGCAAGGCCCGCACCGAGGTGGTGGACCCTACCGACGGCATCGACAACCAGAAGGTGCAGAAGGCCATGCCCGACCCCTTCTCCCCCGATGAGGTGGAGGTGATCCTGCGCGCGCTGGAGGAGCAGGCCGGAAGCACATGGGCGGATTACTTCGAGTTCTCCTTCTTCGCCGGCTTCCGTGCGAGCGAGCAGATCGCACTCCTCTGGGAGGATGTGGATCATCGCAGCCGGACGGCGCTGGTGTGGCGAACCAGGGTGCTGACCAAGGACAAGGACCGCACCAAGACCAATGTGGAACGGCAGGTGGAGCTGAACGATCGGGCCTACAACGCCATCCGGCGCCAGCGGGCCCGCACCGAGGCCGCCGGCCGGGAGGTGTTCTGGAACCCGAACACCGGCAAGCCCTTCATCGATGAGCAGTCGCAGCGTCGCGTCTGGCGCGCCGCCCTCCGGAAGGCGGGGGTGCGATACCGGGCGCCGAAGGAATGCCGCGACACCAGCGTGACGCTCGCGCTGATGGCCGGGGCGAACCCGATGTGGGTGGCCCTGCAGCATGGCCACAGCGTGCAGGTGATGATGCGGGACTATGCGAAGTGGATCCCGTCGGCCGACCGCGGGGCGAATCGCGCCGCCGTGAACGCTGCGATTTCTGGCCCGGCGCAGGACCAGAAAAAAGCGATTTAG